ATTTTTAAGTTTTAAATGAATATCCTACTAACTGCCTGGCAGAGCCATCCCATCATGTAGCAAGGCTCTTCTTCTTTCAAGTCTATACCTAGTGATTCGCAGATATGAGTGACAACATGGAACATTTCGTGTGTGACAGTATTCACAAACTCATATTCCGTTGTGGTCCTACTGACAGCAACCACGCTCTTTCTACCTGCAAGGTTGGAGTAGGTGAGACCTGTGTTAGGCATTCCACGCAAGCAATGCTCCCTTGCGCTTTCGACCGCCTTTTCTGTGCAGCCTATCTGCACAAGGGAGTTGCATACCTCATCGGTATCTGCTGCTTTCAAACCGTAGAACACAAGAATCCTCCAATCATACTTCTCTAGATATATCTCTTGACTTATCATAAAATATCATCCCATGGAATGCCGATGCCATTATGGTTGCAATCGGCATAGAATCTGTTAAAGATGAAGCCATCCTTCTGGTCGGTATCATCAACCATGTCTTTCACGAACAAAGCCATGTGAGCTTCGTCCTCGATGGAAGACTTATAGAAATCAGCCTTAACCATGTTTGCTACATAGACATGATCATAGCCTACATTATTTTCAAGCGTCACTCCCTGCTTGGTAAGGATGGACTCAACCTTATCCTTATCCATGTATTCAACCTCCTCATCCTTTTTGGTGACTGGGTTGTATTTTCTCATCTGAGCAACTGCCCACTCGCAAGCCTTCTTGTTGAAGTGCCAGCCGTTATATCTCAGATATGCTATCATTCCTTCTGGCTTCATATCGTAAGCATCCAAAGGCATTCTACATTTTCCCATAGCTTTTTCTATTAAGGGTGGCAGGGAGAAATTCCCCACCACCGAATTAAACATTAGTAACGTCCACCACCACGGCGACCATAGTAGCGTCGCTCTCCATAGCGGTCTTCGTCGCGCCAATCTTCATCGTCCCACTTGTCACGATAGTCTGGCATTGGCATACGGTTTCCCATACGCTCGCGCTTCAAACTATCCAAGCACTTCATAACCTTGCCACCTGCTCGAACCATTTCCTCGCAGTTGTCAACAAGCTCATCGAACTTGTTTTCCGTAATTTCTACCATATATCCCATAGCAATTACTTTTTAAAATTGTTACCGCTCAAAGCCTTAGACAGCATGGATTCAATATTGGATAGCGTTCCCTTCATGCCGCTAACCTCTGATTTGAGGTTGTTGATGTCCTGCTCTTGCTGCTTTTCCTTAGCAATCTGTGGGTTGATTCTAGTGAGCATTTCCTCGCAGGAGCTTATGACTCCATTGTGGTAATCTACACTTTCCACGACTCCCTTGGAATGTCGCAGCATGGCATCAATCTCAGCGCACATAGCTTCCCTGCTGTCACTGACAACAACACCTTCATTACCAAAGTTCACTATCTGTGCCGTAGATGGCAGCTTTTCGAAATTGACCTGCTGGTCTTCTACTTGTACCTTAACATCAACGGTCGTCTCCAATGTTGGAGTCTGCCCTGGCATATAGCTAGGATATTTCTGCTGAGGATTGCTGACCGATATTACTTGACCGATTTTTAGAGTCGGCTTTTCTCCTCCCTTGTCTAAAATGTAGAAGAGAGAAGACTGTCTTAGTCCTTGAAACATTTTCTTTCTCTTTTAGTGGGACAGACTTTTCAATCTGTCCCATAGTTAATACTCTGTTAGCCGCCTGTAGGCTGCTGAAACCCAAGCAGTCGGATAATACCGCTCTTCTTGTTGATGTATGCCAAAGCCTCCGTAGTTCCCGAAACGCTAGCTCCCGTCACTGCATTTCCCGCATGATCAACAACTGGCACCTTTGTTGTGCCGGAAGTAGTTCCGCTAGTGTTGGCGGTTCCGTTAATAGTGGTCGAACCACTATTTGGAGTAACGATTGTGACAGGAAGTGTCGCACTTGCAGCGGCAACTCCTTGATGTATCTTCAAGAGTACAATGCACTCGCAAGGCAAAGCATTGTAGTAGCAAGGATTGATACCATAATCTACACTAGCATCTGTGACCTGCTGAGCATTCGTCTTCAGCTCATAGATACCGCCTACATCAATACGTCTGATTTGGTTTTTCTGACCGATTGGAATAAATGGATTGAATGGATATAAAGGGAACATAGTTACCTCCTTTCCTAACAACCGCATCCTACAGTTGAACGAGAAGCCGCTACATCACCTGCATAAGCTCCCATGGCGGCAGCAGTATAAACGTCCTTGTTGAATACTCCGTACTGAGGGTACTGAACACTGATGGTATTAGGCAACTTGCACTTGATGCCAGCCACCTCTGCCTGCAGCGCAGCCAAAGCTGCATTTACTGGTGTGATAACCTGCGCCTGATAAGCCTGCAAAGCCTGTGTCTGATGCTCGTTGGAAATCTGAGCAAGCAGGGCACTGTTCTTCTCTCTCAAAGCATCGAGCTTATCCTGCATTGCCTGTGTCTGCATCTGATCCAACTTAGCCAAGACAGACTGATTGTTAGCATCTGCCTTGTCACGGAGCATCAAAGCATTGGCGTTTGCCGTATCATTGATGGCGTGAGTCTGCTGACAGATAGACAACTTGATGTTGCCGTCCATTGCAGTTATGGCATTATTGGTCTTGCAGCAGCATTCTGCCAACTGGGTAGCGATGGCATTATTGCCCTGCATGATAGCAGTCAAAATCTGATTAGCATTCATGCCCATCTGATTGCCGAGGTTGCAAATCTGCTGACCTAAGCCATTGATTGCAGCCATGACTGCGTCACTTGATGTGTTGAGGGCTGTAGCCAAGCTCTGAACATCAAAGCCATTGCGCTGAACTGCCTGCATGATAACGGCAGTATTGGCATCATTGTTAAGCATTGGCATAACACCGCCCTGTCCGTTAGAACCCATGCAGCGATTACCTCCGAAGAGTCCCATACCATTATTGCCCATAAGGATGAACAACAAAAGGATTGCAAAGATGTCTTCACCCCAACCATTTCCGTTTCCACGGTTGTTCAAGAGTGCAATAAGACCTGGGTCAACACCCTGTCTCTGCATGAGTGCAGGAAGCATAGCCAAGATTCCATTAGAGCCTGTGCCGCTTGTGCCGCTCTCTGGATTGAACACGTAAGTTTTACTTTCCATATCCCGAATTTTTAATTTAACCTTAATATTTAACTAACACTATTTGTAACGTTACGTGTGCAAAGTTAGAAAATTGTTTTGAAAAAAGCTGTAAGGCTATCATAGTTTTCGTTAGTGACTATAAATCAGTTGTTTATGGTGATAGTAGGTAGACTCATTTTTTATCCTCTTAGAACGGAAGAATTTACTTTGCAAACAAAAAAAAGGGCGACCGCTCATCACGAGTAGTCGCCCTAGTTATCCAAAAATAAATCTTAAAACCTTAATTAAACAACTTTTCTAAGAACATTTCTTTTTCTTCCTTGATATATATAATAAGTACATAACTATGAGTATAAAGCAGAACCAAAACATCTGCCCCGTTTTTAAGAATATCTTCTGCATACTTGACAGAGATTTCTCTTTTATAGAAGGAGCGTCAATCTTATAGAACTGAGAGGTACCAATCTTTGATAATGAGTCACATCTTTCTCTGTAATATATAAAGCTATCTTTGTATGCTTTATATGTACTGATGGTATCGAGTAGCATTCTTCGTTCCTTTTCAAATAAATAGTGACTCTCGTAATGAAAACGATCTTCACCAATCTTATTCCCTTGCGCATCATATCTGGTTGCTGTGCTATCTTTTACATAGCTGCTATCTTTTATAGCCTTTTCTGTTTCTCGCTTTTGGATATGTTGCCATTGCTCGAAGGCATAAGACAATCGGGTAGTGAAGAGGGAATCGAATTTCTTTTCACTCTGCTTGTCTGTGATGAAGGTTTGTGTAGTTACTGCTCTAGGAGTACTGCACCCTAAGACAGAAACAAGCGCAAGACCTACCACTAGGGTAATGGTTGCCCATTTCCAAAATCTTATATCATACCATTTCATCATTTATTCAATTTTAGATTATCATACGTAATGTAGCTAAGTCTGCGAAGCCATCCTTTAAGAAAACCTTTCTGGTCACCGACTGCGATTCTCTTTAGATAAGCTTTTCTATCTTTCTTGAAGGCTTCGAATAATCTTTCTCCATTGGATTTATTAATGGCATACAGCGTCTTATTACCGATAATACCATCTGCCGTGATACCTAATACAAGTTGTAGATGTTTTACAGCTTTACTAACTCCGCTATTATAAGCAAAGTCTACCAGCATATTTGCTACGCTCTGATCCTGTATTTGGTCTGCCTTGCAAGCATTCCAATAGTTCTGCTTAAAAACACGATGAAAGTCTTCCTCAGTAAGGCGTTTCACGTCTTCTTCATTAAGAACACCATCATCATTCTTGTCATACCCGACTCTTCTCCAGGTAGCAAGGGTAATGCCGTATTTTGTAGCGCCACCCCTGTCATGCTTGTTATTTGTATATTTGTCCGTTTCCCAACTGAGGATAAACGGAACGAGTTTACTAGAATCAGCCATGTTTACTTTTCCTCCTTTTCTGTATAATTTAGATAGTCCGACAAATATGGAATCTTCTCGATAAACTTGAAACGCATGAGATAATAGAGGAAACTCACTATATACCAAGGTGGGGTACACTTCTTGAATATCTGTTTCAAGTTCTTCAGAATATTGCATCCATAGAACCACAGAACCAAATAAGATATAAATGATACGCATTGAACCGAGCCTTCCATCTGCCCCTTGAATCTGCCGATGGCATATACTGCCGCACAGAGTACAAAGAAGACCGTAGCGTGACCAATACACACAACTGCTTTCTTTAACTCGAAGTTCTCTCCCTTTGCAATCATTCCACTAAGATAACCGAAAATAAAGTTGAGGGTGAAGACGATCATAAGCGAAGATAACTCTCCTTCAATCGGTTTAAGATAGGCGAGGAGTGCAAGAACTACGCCTACAACAATATCTTTAATTCTATCTGCCATACTATAACTATTTGATGATTAAACAATAACGCTGCAAATATACAATAAAATATTTAATCATCAAATAGATTTCACGAAAAAGTGCAAAACTTTATGCACTCATATAAACGCATATATATATTTTTGAAGAAATATTGTATATAATTGTATATAATTTCCTCGAAATATTGTATTTTTAAAAGTATCGAAATTTGGAATTAAAACAAAATTCCCTATACCACGCCAATAGTATAATCGTTATGTATAATTTAAGGCAAAAAGTGCGTATATTTTTCGGAGAAATATGTGTGTTTTTTGTCTATTATATTGTACCAAATAAAAAAGAGAGGCAATCACTTACCTCTCTTACTCTTTATGTAGTGTAGTATATCCCACTTCTTAAAATATCGGGTGTGCCCACGTTTCTTGCACTCACCATTAGTAATGTCACCCCTAGCAACCATTCGATTCAATGTTGCGTCAGAAACGTGAAGCTTCTCCTTGACTTCCTCAGTGCTCATCATTGGGTTGAGAGCATACGGCAGATAGTTCTCACAAAGGTCTTCTATCTCATCGCTACTCATTCCGCAAGCAGTTACCTTCTCCCCCTCTCTTCTCTTGCTCGTCTGCTCGAAAACAAGAATCCGATAACGATTTTAATAACACTCCCAAGGTGTGATAACCAAATAACTTTCCCATATCATTATAATCTAGAGATTAAACTTTGACAGCCCTTGCCTGAGAAATACTTGTCGGCAAAACCATATACATAAAATATAATGGTCATTACAAGTATTACAACATTAGCTTCCACCATTTCGTTGGTGGTAAAAACATTCCAGTATACGATATGAATAGCATTAATCCCAAATAGGTAGATTATCATCGGAATACGCCATCTGTAGCAGAGCCAAAAGAATCTGCTCGCAAGTATAAGCACAAGCGGATGGATGTAAACAGAGAAATAGATAAATGCTGCTGACACCCAATTTTCTCTAAACCATACGCACATTTCTTTACCATGTGATGCAAACGTCACCATACAAGCCACATGAAAAAGCATGATAAAAAGAGGCATAACTTCACAATAATACTTGAACCAAGTGAGTAGCTTCACGCTATAGCCTCTACCTGCAAGGATAATGACGTTTATCATTTCGCTAACGTCCATGTCCTTAAACATTACTCTTGACAACTGTACAACACCGACTGATTGAACTAACCGATGGACTTCATCTTCTTCCTCTTTAGTCATAAATTCTTCTCCTTTTGTTTTTTGATTTATTATTTATTCTTAGTTCCTCATTCTTAATAATAAGGAAAGTTCTGCAAAAATAAACGATTCTGCACAAAAATATTTATTTTGAGCAAAAATTTAAAGTTAAACTTTGCTAAAGTAACAATCTGAAAGTTCTGTTACCAAATTCTTGTTACCATTTTATCATTTTTTGGTAACGGAAACATTGCGCTTTCAGATTATTTTCGTAACTTTGCGGCAGAATTCAAAACATTAAGATTATGAAAAAGTTAGAACCATACGAAAATCAAATGGGATACCTAGTAGGTGGCAGTAGGTTGCCATCAACTCCTGGTGAGCGAGAGTTGGAGCACAAGTGTAATCCGCACCCTAACGACTGGATAGATGGTATCTATAATTTCAACAAACTCCCTTTCGCTGTTAGAATGCAGAAAGGTCTAGTAACGCAAGCAGAGGAGGAACGAAGAAAAGGTAGATATGGCTATCTTAGTGATTTATTTCCAAGAAAAGAATAAGGCGGTCACCATGTGGTAAACCGCCTTATCTGTTCTTATCCTTCGAGCAAATCAACTATCTGACCATATCCACCTACAGCCATGACAGGACAGAGTATCTTCTTGATAAGGATAATGTCCTCGGCTTCGATGTCTACGTTCTCAGCATCCTTGCCTATCTTGCAAGCTACCCGATAAGCACGTAGCTTGTCTTCACCAGATAGCTGCATACTCTGATTGTCTATCACTTCGAAGAGTACCTTACCTACAATATCGCCAATAATCTGTGGCTTGTAGGTATTCTCTCCATTCTCATTCTTAACTTGTGATACTATCACCTCGCCCTTCCAATTCGTAAAAGGCACATTGAAATTCTTTTTCATATTTCTTTTTGCTTTTAATAATTTATACTATTTAATTTTATGGCGTTATCCAAAGAGCCTTCCAGTTATTTTTAATGTATGTAAGCCATATAATCTCATTAGCAGAAGTAAATTCCACTGTCTCCCCATTTCCTGCTGGCGTGTATACTTGTTTGCCATTTCCTTTAACGATAGTCTTCACACCTTTGGCAACAGAACGCATTATCCAATACGTCTGTCCTCTCTGTGGATTTGCTGGGAGTGTCAATGTAACGGCTGCTGTTACCTCTACATAGCAGTCCAACTCAGATAATGCCATGCTCTTACTAATTGTTCTCGTCATTGGACGGAATCCTGCATACATACCTTTAGATGCACATATTGCAAAATTTCCAGATGGTTCTCCTCTGAGATTACTTTGTTCGCTTGTTCCACCTTCAGCATGCAACAACAAACATACCTTAGAATAGGTTGGTCTACTCTCTCTGTCATCTATCCATATATCAGATATTAGATTACTAATACCATAAGTAGGAGCGGAATGTATTGTATTACCCATCCATATCATTCTATCATTAGTTGTATGGTCTGTTGAGTGTGTGAAATATATAAGATTCTCGGACAATCGCATTGGCTTGTGCGTGGTGTTATAACCATCGTTATATTCGAATATTCCATCATCTGTCAACGAGAACTTTCCTATTCTACCCATTAACGCATAGATTGCTCCTTCTTGTGTTACATGGAATGGAGCGTTTTTTGCATTATTTGCGCCAATAAAGAGAGGGGCATAAGTAGTATCATCTACCTTGCAAGCATCCATTTTCTCGGTATTACCGAAATATCCAACTTTAGTAGTTCCATCCTCAGACTTCGCCCAAAGATGCTTTACCTCAATAGCATCTGCATCAATAAGGCTGGCATTGAGTTTACCATTGCTGAACATTGCTGTAGGCGTATCGGTAGATGTTCCATCTTCGTTTTTCGTTGTTGTAACTACCTCAATCTTATCACCATAAAGCTTAACCTTATCTGTGGTGATTTCGATACCAGCCTTCTTCAAGGATGCCTTGTCTACCAAGTCGGTCTTGCGCTCTGTGAACTCGGTCATGGTTGCACCTATCTCCAACTTAGGCTGACAGATATATACCTCGCCAGCATTATTTAGTTGGAGATACAACTTAGTCGGAACGTGTCCGTAGAATCTCATGTGACCCCAATATCGCTTGTATTCAGTAGTGAGCTGAGTAGGTATCAGAACGATAGGCGCATAGCGGCTCTTTAACGTATCAATTTCACGTACTCCTGCATTGACGGAATCTTCGCTCAAAAGATAATCTCCATCTACGCTGTTGTCGCATAGAGCATACAGACCGATGTTTGCCGTACCCTTTGCGAGGAACGAAAACATGTAATCAACACCGACCTCCAATGATGGGGAAAACGTCATAATGCTAGGGGTAGAACCAGCATTCGTATTATTGATGCGAAGGCTCATGCTATCACCATAGTATGCAAGCGAATAGTCCGCGACATTGCTTTCATTAATTGATTTAAGACTACCGCCAACTTCGAGTGTTCGAGCGTTGTCTATAATGTTGCCGCCTACATAGTCGTAATCGGAATCCGATAACGTCCAACCGCCATAGGTGTCACCCTCTTCCATCATAGGCTTACAGATATAAGCGTGGCAAGGAGGATAGTCAGTCGCACCGATTGCCTTCGGAACGTTCTTATTATTGCTCCAGAAGTTCACGGCAAGATATGGTGTCACTTTGCTTGCGTACTCTGATGTATCTGTAGTATCAACAACAAAATCTATTCTCTTCCATTCGTTTACGTTGTCAACATGATATTCCTTTCTTACCGTATCTTCACCTCTGTTCTGTTGATTGATGCTGTTCATAAAGAAGCATTCGATAACAAACGGCAAATCCTTGTTGTCACTCTTAATCCAGCAAGATATAACGTATTTCTTACCTTTAGAAATAGGAATGTTTGTAACAACACCATTTTTCTGTGTCGAATCCCAAAAAGCACCGATATAGTTGCCATCGCCAGTTCCCGAATAGGTATCTTTGCTGTGAATGCAGTTCACACCATCAACGCCTGTATTCTTTTCGATGCGAGCCAATGAATGTATAAACACGCTGTCCTGATTGCGGAATGCACTATTCACAAGCATGTTGCGCCTGCCCGAAGTCTTTGAAAGTACCTCTAACTTAATATTCTCTGCGGTCTGCTCGATAGTAGATTCTACAGTCTTCAAGTCAGCCTTGTTTTTAAGTTCTGACGATACTGCATCATACTTATTGCTAACCTCTGTGTACTTACTAATGTACTTCTTATTATCTCTAATGAGAAAGTTAGCATAAGTATTGACGTTAACAGAAAACGGAAGGTAAGCACGATATTTAACACCATCTACAATAACAGAAACGTTCGCGCCGCCCGATGTAGCAGGAACTTTTACATCATCTATGTTTGATGATGTGATTCCACTTATCTTCACTTCTGGCTTATTGGTTGTAGTGTTAACAAGCAATGCCGCCCTACAATTATCGCCAATTTCTGCATCGTTATCCCAATCAGTCAGATATGTAAGTTGTTTGTTACCACGAAATACCTTCACCTCAGCACTCTTTTCGGCTTGTACAAGATTACCATTCTCGTCTGCATCGAACACAAGCTCTGCTGGCGAGAACACGATATTGATAGCGTCCTTGCCATCTATTCCTGGGTCACCCTTTTCACCTTTAGCACCCTGTATCTCACCAAAATCTACCCATTCGTTAGAATTAGCCACATATAGGTGTCCTTTAACGTTATAACCATCACCAAACTCTGCATGTTCGATAATAAAGTTCTCATACTCAAAATGACATACATAAGGTGGTAGTTCAGATGTAGGATTACTTCTATCATCTACATTAACAATATAGACATCACTATCCATTCCATCCTCACACGATGGTACAGAAGACATGTTATAGAAAAATCCGGTTGCCGTACCTTTAGGAGTGAAGGAAGTTCCGTTTGTTCCATCCTTGCCCTTGTAAGATACGCTGAATGTGGCGGTCTTGTTATTATCACTATATGCAACGATAGTCTTAGACCAAAGATAAGGCTTGCTATCCGTCTGTATTGCATTCTTTATATCTTCGACCCAACTTGTCGGTATATCCGTAGGACTTGCCGATACTTGATACAATACCTTAGTGTAGAGGATGGTAACGCTTGTACCATCCTCTGGTGCTCTAGGAATCCACGCTGAACCCCTCGCAACAAAATCTTTTTTTGCCATTTTCACACCCTTTAAATTAGACAATCATTGTCAATACCTCTTTGGCTACACTCTTAGCCTTCACGCGCCAAGCTTGCATTTCTGCAAACTCTGCTTGATGTTCCTTGCTCTCGCTTTCGAGCAGATGGTTGTTGATGATAGCCTGCATCTTATCAGCAGGATAGTGGTCACAAACGATAGCATTCACAATACCATCATAGGTGCGAGTACCGCTAACATCAACATTCTCCATTGTACACATACCATCTGGTACTATCACTTCGCCATCCTTTGATGTCTCAGCCGCCATCTTCTCAATATCAAAGAATACACGGATGATGTCACCCTCTTCACGAACAATAATACCATTTTTTGGTAATACATCTAAAACTTGAAATACCTTCATAATTTTACGTTTTTAAAATTCAACAATAATTATTCTATATCATAAGTATAGCGACCGCCAGCCTTGAAGACTTGTGTGATGTACGTCTCTTCGGGCAATATGTCCTTTTCTTTCGCCTTTATCAGCTTGCCGATTATCAAATCTGATGTCGTGCAGAACTTCTTTTTATTGCAGTCCTCATCGGCATCACGTGCATCACGATACAACACGAAACATCTGCCGCCTTTCCCTTTCACGGTGCAATCGGTTTCAAAGTCATAAATGACTATATGTGTGCGCTTCTGAGCCAAATTGGCAATCTTTTCCTCTTCTACATTGAAGATGCGCTTTCCGTTCTTACCCTCGCTGACAATATCTGTCGTTATACCATGTTTTCTAAAACTCATGCCGTTTTCTGATAATATCTTATGCCAAAGATTCTTGCATTTTCCCCACTTCATGATGCCGTTGTAAGCACCATAGAGTTCTTGTCTTCTCTTTCGTGACTTGACACGATGGAATGCTTTCGCACATTTGACTTTCGTGCGCTTCCTAACTCGCATATTATGCTTTGAAAAAGCATATCCTACGAAATCCAGGCATCTTCCATCAATGCCTTTTTCTTCATCTTTCAGTAGTGCAATATAGCTACTTGCCTTTATGCACAGACCATATTCATTACATTTCTCGTCTAATTTATTCAGAAGATACGTAGCTCTTTCCTTAGTCTCTGCAAATTGGGAATCATCGTCACAATGTCTGTGATAACCCTTTGAATGCACTGTTTGCGTCATGTATCTGTCAATCATGTGCCATACCAAATTGCCTATCAACTGACTATTGCAGCCACCGATTGTTATTCCTCGTTTACTGCCTACATAGTTCCTCTGATTCTTGCTAGCCCATTTGCAATAGCGCATCTTACGCTGATACTCTTCCTCCAACAAAGGCTCAACATCTGATTCATAATCAAGAATTGTCTTGTCTATCAGTTTCAAGAACAAATCATCATTAATGAAACGACCTAAAACGAGCAATACAACATCATGAGGTATAGATGGATAGAATTTGCGCAAATCCGACTGAACAATATATTTGAATTTCTTATATCTTCTAATCGTGCGTCTAGTTCTGATAGCACCAAAAGTCTGACCCTTGTTTGGTCTTCCTGCACTGGAATCATATATGAGCACTCGCTCAACGATAGGCTCTAATACAATCTTTATCGCATGAAAGAGAATACTCCAAGGTTCAAAGTACAGAGGAAATATTTCTCTCTTCTTTCCCTTTGAATCAATCTCCGTAGGTTTATATTCCTTTGTCGGATATTCACCTAGAATTATCATGTTCTGTATAGCATCCAAGCTCTCTTCTCTGTGAGCACGAAAGTTATTGGCATACCACACATTTTTATCATCCAACGCATCAAGCGCATCATCAGCAGCTTGATTCAATACTTCTCTTGACGCTATCTTATCTATTAGATGTCTTACCTTCTTTGTCATTAATTCAAAAATCGCTTATCTTCCTAGCCCAAGGTTTTGGTCTTTTACGACTACTTAGCCTTGCTTGCTCATAAGAGCCTTTCCGCTGATATGTTTTGGCTGATTCAGTATTCATTATACTCTACAACCAAGGTTTGAGGGACTCGCAGAGGTGACTTAGCCTACACGAAGCAGTTCCACGTCCACGATGATTAAGTTAGACGAGCCCCGTAGTTCGCATTCGCATTCGAAAAAGCGTTGTTCGAATTGACGTAAGCGAGACCGCTATTCGAACCGTTATTAGCGTTCCCACCGAACAAACAGAGCTATGCCCCTCGCCACCTATTATATTGTCACGAAAGAATTTCTTTACAAAAATCTTGAACTATTAATTTTTAATTACTTAACACTATTTTTTGACATCCTCGCATTCGGTTGCGTGAGATTGGAGGGACAAGCCCTCCAATGCGGATGTCGCTGACTTTACAAGTCAGCTCCGTTTACGTATTGCGTTTTTCCGTAATAAGCGAGACGAGCCCCGCAGTTCGCATACGCATACGAAAAAGCGAAGTCCGAAAAGACGCAAGCGAGACCGCTACTCGAACCGTAATTAGCGAACCCACCGAACAAACAGAGCTGTCCTGTAGCTAAATTTCTCCAGAAGTAATCGCACCAATAGTTGTTTGAGCCGCTACCTGTTGTGCTCTGTGCGATAAGGTCAAAGTGCTCACCAAGAGCCATCTTGCTTACATATCCTTCTCCGTCAATTCGCTCCAACTTGCGATAATCACCAGCAGGCTTAGTTGCAAGCTCTGCATCTGTAGGCATTCTGTTGCCCTCATAGAGGAATACTTCCTTACCTGTCTGTCCTGTATTCTCGCTCTTACCGAAGTAAATATTTTGCGTCATCTCATGTTGCCAGTTCCAACCATCCTCAATACCGAACAATGATACTCGGCTGCTGTTTACGCTTGCTGGTTTGCCAGCGGTAGCATCGGGAAGAGCATCAATAGGAATACTTCCGCATGAATCACCGAGTGTCTTGGTAGCTCCAGTTGTCAGCTTAAATGCTGTGCCCCAGAAATCACCACCCACAGAACCGCCAACACCATATCCAATCTTGTCTTGGCAGTTCGGATTACCATACTCAGATAACTGAAGCATCATCATAAGTCTGCGATGGTCATAGCAAGAAAGACCATAGTCATTACCATTCGCTCTAGCCTTTGCCCAGAACTGAGAGATTGTAAGACCGCCCTTTGGTACACGACCGCTGCGAGAAACCAACTTATCGGAAATTACATCTGCCTTGTAAGCACCAAAGCAAGGTGACTCGATATAATGACCACCGATAGGGAGTAATGATAACCACAGATACGGAATACCTGTAACCGCATCTGTCTTTACGAGATAGTACAGACGATGAGCATGGAACATGATATTACCCTTAGTTTCGTCAACTACAGTACCATCAGCGAACAATCCGCTATTGGTCTTAGACAACTTAGCCAAACGACCATCCTGTGTAAGGAGATAGCGACCTGCCGTCTCTTTGTACTGCGCCCACATATCCAAGTTACCGACACGACCCCATTCTGGGCTTGTCTTAGATGATGGAGACTGATAGATAGGAATACCCCACGCATATTGAGAGAGGTTGAGCGAACCTGTCTGTATTGAGTTCATAAAGTCCTTGACTGAGATTCTCTTGATAGAACCACCAATCTCAACCATAACACAATCAGATGCCAACATTGAGTTTACAGCACCAACTTTTGCTAAATCATTTGCCATAATTATTTTTTTTCATTTATTACTAATTAAACATATATGTTACGCCTTCAGCGTTAGTGTAGACATTTCCGTCCTTGTCGGTTGCATCTTGCAATGCATCCTTGAAGCTAGCATCATATAATACATGTATACCATCGTTGATAGTATTACCGACACCAGTTTTTTCTATATCGTACACAACAGTACCGCCGACATTCCAAAGCTTCTCCGTTGTAGCGTTATTTAACACATCAATAGCTTTTGTGAACCATTGTATATTGAATACAGATTCCGGACATTCAACCTCATTTTTATCTATTGTGATAAGAGCCTTATGCTTCTTCTGCTTATCATCATTATAGATGGCTGTCAAGTTGAGTACTTCTGCTTCGAAATCCTGATAGGTTCTTCCGAATGAAATCTGTCTCTGTGCCACCACATTATTGCCAATAAGCACTCTAATGACATAATCGCCACTATCAATAGCTCTGAGGTCAAATCCGACTTCACTTGCCGTCACTTTGATAACCTCGGAATATCCACTTGATACATCAACAAGCGAATTGGCAGAAACAACCTTAAATACCTTGATGCTATATTCTGTATTAATTTCCTTGACACCTTTGTATACATGAAGAGGGATAGTACGTTCATACTGATTTCCGTCATAACAAGCATTCCTATCGTCATTGCTGAATGTAATCAGACCATGAGCAACCTTGTAATCATACAGGGCAAGCTTATCATTGAGTGGATTGTACAGAATCTTGTCGGCATCACCGAAAGAAAGTCCATAAGTATCTTCCGTCTTGTTGAACGTGCTCAATATGAGTTCCTCTGTGTCTACTTTCAGTCTTGTCTGTAGACGATAGTCAGGGATTACTGACGAGAATGTCAGCGAGCATCGTTCCTCTCGTGAGAGATTACGCATTACCTTCAGCGCACCTCTCATACTTCCGTCTTGCAGAATCTCGTACTTGCCCTTCCATGATGCAATAGTGGTAATATCAACACCATTGACCTTCCATACCATTTCGTCAAGAATGCTATTGCATTGCTTGTTAGCCCATGAATTATCAGAAGCCCAAGCCGTTATGTCGGGATAAATCACGGTAGGTGTAATCTCTCGGTTTGGCTCATACTCACCTGTATCGGTGTTGTAGACCTGTGTCGCTGGGCTACCATCCGTAAGACAAACAAGTCTTTGGCTCACATCTAGCGGCTCATAGACTCGATTAATAAAATTATCTTTACTTCTCATAGCTTATTATCCTTTACTGGTTTCTGTTTCGGATGCGGTTGCCGCATTCTCTGTGCAAGTGACAGAACCTTCGATGTGTCCGTCCTTTTTATCCTCAAAGTACGAAGCATCAATTACGGCTACTTCCGTATCGAATGTATGCAACTGCTTAGTGTAATCGTGATTCCACAAGATATGATTCCAAGTACATGTGTAAGTACTGATGTCGACTGCTGCCGTAGTTCTGGTATTAATGACAGATGGAGTTGCCTTCACGTTTCCTGTCTTGCCCAAAGCACCTGATATGCTGTAGATAATCCTGTATATATCACCCGTATCAGCTATCTTGATAGCTGCCGTAGCGCAAGGGCTGCCTTCCGTAACGCCATTATCAACCTGATAGAACTTAGCAAGGAATAACTCTTCGCTGTCAATATCATCACGTGACACAGATAAGTTTTTGCCATCCTTACCAGTCATATACACACCATTCTTGTACCACTTACATGTATAGTTATCAATATAAGATGAACCATTAGACATTTTTGTTGTAAGTGTAGTACTCGTTACTTCCGCAGAAAGTTGTGCAGGCTTTGCAAAGATGAATCCTGTAAATGCTGATGCGGAAGAACGCTGAATGAGAATGTCAATAGTCTTTGACTGATTATAGTTAATTCCGTCAAGGTCTGCTACACCTTCATACTTCAATGTATCGTTGGAAACGTTGTCCGCACTCGCCAAGTTCTTCACAATCTTGATTGTGCCATCAGATACCTTGTACTTGAATCGTCCGAGCGTCTGTTCTGTTGCCCAACCGTCAACTGCTGTACCGAAGATGATAAGAGAGCCGTTGTAGTACCATTTGTGCTCTGTAAGCTTCAACTCACCATTCATTGCGCTAGAGCAGACTGGCTTTACCGTTGGCTGACTATCTGCATTTGTCTCCCAATTAGGGAATACGTTGCCAGGATTATCTGGGTCAACAGACTGATACAATGGATTATCACCTAATTCCAAGTAGAAATAAAGAGTATCACCATTAATGATACGTGAGATTACATTCGAACCTCTTGCTGAAAAACCACCCATATTCTGTTATCTATAAATTATTAATAAAATCCCTTACCTCACCTTCGGTCATTATATTACCACCGATGTTTGCTGCTTTTTCTTCTAAAGTATTACCTGATATGGCAGTACTGAAAGTAACCTCTTTCTCGTTCAGAATAATAAGCGAGCCTAATACCCTATGCGTGATAGGGCTGAAACCATAGTTGCTTGCTACAACTTTATCGCAAATAATATATTTCATAATCTTATCATTTAAATTGTTATACTAACTATGTGAAAGTCAGATTCTCTTGTGCGAGCTGCTTCTTATCATCACCTATAGCCGTCACCGTGAAGATTATCTTTCTTCCTTTACCGAAATCATCAACAGATACATCTTGCGAACAGATAAGTGAGATAGTTCCGTCAAAGTTCTTGACTTTATCTCTTAACAACCAAGCGGCATCACTTACGGAATCATCACTTTTCCTTTCGATTTTCCACTTCTTTACATACGGTGTCAAATCTTCGCTACCACGATATACCTTACATCTGATTTCGCCCTCTCTGCCGTAAGCGAAGCCTTGCTGAAAGTCATGTTCAAAATAAATCTCTACAGGAATTATCTCTGTCATAGCCTTCCAATAAGCGGAATCGGCAGTAGGCTCATCTGTTGTAGTCTGTCCTTCTGGAACAATACATAACCACATTGTGCCGTGCCAGCTTACTTGGTCGTAGTAGCTGTATTCCGTACCTTCCTTCCAATCTCCCAGATAGATAGGAGTCCAAATCTTCTCTCCGCTCACGTTGACAAGTTTGAAGAATTTGCTAACGATACTGACACCATCGAAGCTTACGTCAAAGATAGACTTATCCTTCAGCGAGTACGAGTTGATGCCTCTATACATCGTGAACTTCGGTGCTGAATCTCCTTCGGTCTCCATCAGAAGAAGATGCTGCCGTGTCTTGTCGCTTCTGTTACCCATGAGGACGATGGTATCACCTACGGCAGGGTTGTCCGAGCCTTCCATGCAGTTGTCCTTCGCAATCTGAATCCATGCGAACTTCTTTCCGTCATAGAGTTCGTGACCTTCGGCATCGGTGATTACCTCATTCTCGGTTGATACCTTAGTGACAAGTCTCCAATAATCTTTATTACTCACGTTCTCATAGACACCAGCCTTGATGTTGAATGTCTTGCACCTAACTTGGTCATCCACCTTGAATGAGTTGATTGTTGCGGTAGTTCCATCATCAGCGAGGAGATAGCACTTCCAACCAATCAGCTCATTCGTTGTCTCGCTATATACTTCCTTGATGTAGCTTATCTTGCCAGCAGCAGGGGAGAGGACGATGTTGCCGCCAACGTAGGATAATTCTCGAATAAGCAGCGTATTGAAAATCGCCTTACCCCATACTATCAAGTCCGTGAGCAACATCTGATACTTACCATCGCTTCTCTGCTTGATTGCAAAGCCCGTTTGCTCTGCTTCGTTGAAATCGAGTGACTTCAAGATATTCACCAACACACTAGAGAGGATAGCGTTGCCGCTGCCATCAATACCGAACTCGTTAGAGTGACCGATGAAGAAGCCGTTAAGTAATCGCTGAACCTTCTCGAAGGTGATCGTGCCATGGGCAGTATCGTCCTGCAGCCTAGATACAAACTCCATCCTAGAACGTCTAGCAGAATAAACGTTACTATCTGATGCAGGAGTGGTATCGTTCATGCCAATTACATAGACACCTCTAGCATTACCGCTTCCCATGCCGCCTATCTGCATTCCATTCACCTTGATGGAATCAACCTTGTCTTCCAACTTACCCAACCGGCTAGTAGCTGCCTTCTCGCCAACCGTGTACTGAGGATGGTCGTAAGGAATATCCAAAGGTATCTCCATTCCGATGATACGAGAGTTGCGGTAGTGTTTGCCATCCGCGTCCACCTGCGCAAACATATCATTAATCAGCTTAACCTGTTCACCGAGAGGATGGTAATCGTATGTCCCATCATTGTAGAACTTGTCGCCATCCATCGTGCAGGTGAAGTTTGAGTTGCTGATCATTGTCTTCTGATAGTACTGCTTCGCTCTATCGAACAGAGACAACTGAGCGGTAGGGATGAGGTCCGTATCTGTAATTTTGGTTGCGTCCCAGTTGAACAGAAAATACTTATCACCAACCTTTGGGCACATGACACCATCGGGGAGAGTTCTTCCGTAAGTGTCATTAGCCACAATCTCGAAGTAGTTAACCTTGTCGATAACCTTGAAGCTGACATCGAACTCCATACCCATGAGAGCACCGCTAGTGAACTTGATGCCTAGAGTGAGGTTACTCTTTATCCAACTCTCCTTGAAGCTATTAGTGAAAGAGTCTGTAGAAGTGACCTGCCAAAACGTCTGTGTAGTCTTCGTCCCGTCTTCGTTATCAACGGTGCTATCATACGTCTTGATACTGCTGACAACACTCTCAACCTTTGGGTATTCTTCCTCGAACATCACGACACCTTCGATAGCCTGCTTGTCATTCTTCACGACATTCACGTTCTCCAGGTAGCCATCCTTGGCGTAGAAACCATCACTATCTACTTCCTTGTTAGGGAGCATGAGGTAATCGGTAGCTACACCATCGGTGGTGACGTCCGCATCGGCACCAGTGAAATATCCCTTCGGAATATTTCTGTCTGAGCCGAATGCGTACAGTCTCGTAATATAAGTTGACTTAGATTCCGAATAGGACATAGACAGAACATTAACATCCTGTTCGAATGTTGTCTGCCCTTCCATTTCGCAATATCCAAGGTATATAATAGAGCCATCTATCCACCACTCGCAGTTGAGCGCATCTTCGGAACAGATGGCGTTGAGAGCATCAAGAATACTGATGGAGCCGTACTCGATCAAGAATCTCTTCTGAACATCGAAAGCCTTGTTGTTGTACGTAGTGTAGTCAACGGAGAAATCCTTGCCATTGTACGTAAGACCTAGCGCCTTTAGGTTGCCGAGTATAACGTTCATGTGTACGCCTACCGTTGTGGTGAGGTTGAAGAAGGTCTCGTTGGCTCCGTGCTGAGGGCGATACTTGCAAATCTTATTCTTCCAAGACATATAGTAGGCATCCATCTGCATTTCGTAGTCGTAGCCATCACTATCATTGTGCTTAGGGAAGTATGATGATGTAAGCTCGAAGTAGCCGAAGTCGGGAATCTCTACGGAGTCCCCAATCTCGAAATAGATAGGAGTAGCCGTAGTGAACTTCAATATGACGTAATGATGGTCCATAAGCTGATATGACAGCTTAGAACCCTCGCCGAAGTCCTCTAATGTGAAGAATACCTTGTTATTTCTCTTTATCTGAATCATTAGCTTGTATATTTACTTGTTTCACCTCTGTCACTAGGGTCTGGTTCGTTGAGCTTTAGGCTGAACTTTGCCATTTCCCGAATGAACTGACTGAATTGAGTGCAGGAGAGATAGATGCACCGATACCACACATTAGGCTGAAATCGGGTGCGGATAACCAACTCTCCCTTAGCAAGAACCTCCTCGCAGAACCTAGCATAGTTCGTCATGAACGTATCTGAGTCCTTGGCGGTCATATTGAACGGCAGCGTTATCTCCCTCTCATCCAATCTAGGATTGTGCTTGATAACCGACTTTCCGTCCTTTGAGCGATACTTGTTGCTGATGAACTCCTTGTTTGGTGCAGGGGTCATGAGCGTGCTGAGGGCGGTTTCGTCTAGGAAGATGCCCCACGTAAGGTAGGCATCCTTGCCATTGATATAAAGTTGTCCATTAAGCATAACTATTTAATCATTAAATAACCTCGTAGGCTTCGCTGAGAGCCGCTTTTGCTATTGTTGAGTATAGTTGTAAGGGCTGATAAGCGAAAAAGCCTATAGAGGTCAAATATCCTTTAATCTTCTGTTCATATCATCCAGCTTTGTTCCGAAGTCATTATAGGTGAGCTTTGAATACTTCACGATGTCTTCGAGGTAGCTGTTTGTCATAATCATCATATTTCTAATCTCCAATACCGCGCCATTGGTTGAGATTCCGAGTGTAACGATGCTCTCCATCTGTGATATGGTGGTAGTCATATTCTGAGCGATAGACTCACCTGCAATCTGCAGGGCGGTGAAGCGACCATTCAGCTCGTCTGCGGTATCTTGCCCCATAGATGCCCATCCTCCGCTTGTTGCGGTCTGTGATGAGGATGATGAACCAGTGTAGCCTGTCACCTTTGCCCAATCATCACGTCTCTTCAATCCTTCCTGGACAATATCATCGTAACGCTTGTTGAATGCTTCTATGTCTGTTTCGGTAAGCTTGCCATCGTTGTCCTTGATAGCCTTCGCCCAATCATCATAGAGCTTCTTCAAGTCGCCGTTGATGAGGTCTTCCATAGAGTAGGAGAGAAGAGCCTTTTGCATCATTTCAGCGAAATCGTCTGCAAAGTCCTGCGCTGACTTGCTCATATCCATAAGGTCTGACACGAAGCTATCCTTCATGCTGTCAAAGGAAATCTGCGTAAGGCTTTCCTTCAGCTTGTCTGATAACTCATCCAGCTTGCCCGCTTGGTCTATGTAGTCATTCAGCTTCTCCGTCAGACGTCCACCATAGTTACCCTTTCCTGTGTTCTCGATATGCTCCCAGATGGCAACGTTGCCACGGAGGAGCTTCATTTCCTCTGGGCTGAGGGAGAAGAGGTCGCCATTGAAATCTGATTTGACGTTCTTCTTGATCCAGTCCATCTCGTCACTACCGAAACCACCCCAATAAGCGTTCCATGAGTGGTGCGAACCATGATAGCTTGCCTGTGCCTTTGCGATGTCGAGGTAGTTCTGATTGGTCTCCTGCTGATTCTTATAGGCTTGCTCGTAGTATGAGGTTGCCTTTGAGCCAAAGGAGTTTTCCATTGCATCAGTCAAATCCTCGATGGATTGCTGCAAGAGGGTATTTCTGTCCGTCAGTCTTTCGATGGTATCATTGACCTTCTTTGCATTTCCATCTCCACCGAACAGACTATTAAAGCCACCGAATGAAAGCGTGTTGAGGATATGAGAAACGTTGTTCCCGATACTCTTCAATGGCTTCATAACGATGTCACCCGATAAAGCATCATCAAGGATGCCCGTTACTGCGCCAAAGACCGTGTCCATGAGGTTGCTGATGAGTGTTCCGAAGCCATCTTTCAGAATATCGAGGATGCCGAGTATTGCGGAGATTATTTCACCTGCCATACCGCTATCCCCTAAAGCTTTCGTCAGAGATTTGGCTGCGTCACTATCTTTACCGAGCAACCCTTGGATGCCCTTTGCTAGAGTGTTGGCAACGTCCTTCTGCATAGAGCCACCGAAAAGCTTGTCAAGCCCTAGGATAGAGTTTCCTATGCCTTTGAGCGACCCCGATGTAAGACCCTGCAAGCCATTTTCAAGTTGCTGGAACTGAGAAACTGCCTTCTGTGCAGATGTCTGTAAGTCTGATGATGCCTTCTGAACTGATGAACCGAACTCCAAAACGTTGTTAGATGCGGTAGCGAGAACGCCCTGCGCTCTAGAGAGGTTGGCTTCAGCCTTGCTGATACTCGTCTTGTCACCGCTCTTCTTAGCCTTAGCGAGGTCTTCCTGCGCCTTGGTGACAGCTTTCGTGGCTTCAATCTCTCGCTCTTGTGCGTCAATATAGCCCTGCATTGCTGACTGATAGGAGTTGATGTCGTCAGAGACTTTCTTAAAGATGTCACTATTCCAGATGGTGGCAGAGCCTTGTAGCTTGGAGATAAGTTCCTGTATAGTCTTCTGCTCATTAACATCTGTTGTACTCTTTGAAAGCTCTTGCAGCTTCTCAATGGTAGGCTCAAGTTGGTCCTTGAACATAGCCCCGAAGTCTCCGAAGACGCTTCCCCAATCAATGTTCTGTCTGATAGCGTTTATCTCGATGGTTTGGAGGTCCTTCTTTCTCTGCTGCTGAAGAGAGAGCTTTTCGCCTTCCGTCTGAGCCTTGGCAATCTTATCTTCGTACTCCTCAGCAATGGCTTGCTTCTGCTGATAGAGAGAACCATACTCCTTCAAGTAGTCACGCATAGATGTGAGGGCTTCCCTGTTGACCTCATCAAGCTTCTTGTTGTACTCTTGGGTAGCGAGGTCTCTAGCCTTATTGAGGGCATTGGACTGAGCAGAGGTAAGGGTTACTTTCTTGCCAGCTTCCTTGTTTTTCTTCTTGAACTCTGCTTCCTGCTTGTCAATCTCGGCTTTGCGCTTGGCATAGTCGTTCTTAATTTGAGCAATCTTCTTCTCCGTGCCTTCCTGCATGAGGGAGATAGTTTCATCTGTATTTTTCTGCTGCAAAGTCTTCAAGCGGTTGTTTAAATCCTCTTGGGCTTTGATAGTCTTGTTTTCTTCCTTAATGCGAGTCTTACGAGCTGTAACTGCCGCTCTTGCTGCCCTTCCGCTTACATTACCACCTAGTTTCGAGTAGGCATCCTTGGCTGCTTTCAAGTTTTGGGTGGCGGTTTCGTACTGAGCGGCGGTGTATTTGCTCTTATTTCTCTCCATAGCAGCAACCCTCCTCTTGGCTGCGTTATATTCACGCTGCGTCCTGTTGTAAGCTTGCTGATAGGTTTCCGTAGAACCATTGTTAGCCAACGCTTGTGCTCTTTTTTTGGCTTGGTTGAGGGATTGTTTGGCTGTATTCCATTGAGCCCTAAAAACCAAAGGTATTGTCGTTGCGCCAGTGACCGCCCAATTACGCTTCATCGCTAAGAGGTTATTCAGAACCTTTGTTTTCTCAGACTCCTGCATGCGGAGATTCAGATCAGCAGGATTCTTCTTGATGTCTTCTCGAAGACCTGCTATCTCTTTCTGAGCCTTATTGATGAACGCATCCAATCTACTCTCGCCTGTGGCGTAGTTGATGGTTTCGTTGGCAGCTTGCCAATCGTTGGCCAGATTGATTGCTTCGTCATAGAAGTCAAAGATTTCTTGACGTACACTTTCGTTCTCCTGTGCTTCTTGCAAGCGAACTTCGATAGGCTTTGCATTCTCGGCTGCTTGGTCTCGAAGTTGGATGATGTTGGAAAGCTTTTCTTCTGCTTGGTCAAGGTCTTCTTTGGCTTGGTTTATCTGTGATGAGATAGCGATGCTACCTTGACCGCCATTGGCTGCGTCTGCTCTGAGTTGCATTTGAAGCTCCTCAACTTTCTTTCGATACTTCTCAACTTCCTCTACAGCCTTATCGTACTTCAACTCATCCATGCTCTCGGCAACTTCCTTCTGTGTCTTAGCAAAATCGGCAGATGCAAGTTGAGCTTGTGAGTATTGTTCCGTTAGCTGAGGTGCGAGGTTGGAGAGTTTTTGATAAGCTTCTGCCTTCTCGTATTCTGTAGCTGTCTCAGACTGAATAGTTCTGATAAGGCTTTCGATATTCTGCTGACGTTCCTTGACCTTGCTGTCAAACTCATCCCATGCTTCATTGGATTTCCTTACTGCCGTTTCATGTGCTGTTTCTGCGGTAGCTAGCTTATATACGGCATAGGTTACTGCTGCGATGGTGGCAGCTATCCAAAAAAGAGGACTTGAGAACATAGAAGCATTCCATGCGTCCTGTGCCCTTTTGCAGAGAAGGGTGACCTGTGCCCATATTCCTTTGGTTGCGGTGTCTCTTGCGGTTGCTGCGGTATTCAAACCTTGAGATGCGGTATTGGCATTGGTTGCAGCCGTTGCAGCTTTCTCTCTTGCTGCTTTAAGTTGGTTTGCTATATTGTTTCTTTCGTTTGCTGCCGTATTGAGGTTTGTTGCTGCCGTATCTCTGACTTCTGCTGATACATAATCGTCAAGGGCATCATAAGCATCTTGGAGTGATTGCACTTCGTTATCTTGTAGCGCAAGCTTATTCTCCAATACGTGAACCTCGTCTTGCATAACCTTTGCCTTGGTTTGCAATTCGGCAACGTAAGCCGCAACCTCTTCACGCTTGGATGCTACCAATTCAGCCTGGGCTGCTGATAACTGACCTTTGGCTACTGCTTCTTCAAGGTCTGTCTTCTTTACTTCTTCCTTCTTTGGAAGTAATGCGTCAAGGGCTGACAACTCAGCCGCATAGCCTACATTTGTTGTTGCTGTGTCAAAGGCTGCTATACTAACTGCCATTGCCTTATAAAGACCGATAGCAGATGCGGCTGCAAGGATAACCTCACCTATCTCCTTCCAATGGTCGATAACCTTAGATGTGATATCCAAAGCATCATTCATCAAGCCTTCGGTCTGTGTGCCAAGGTCATTGATAGCCATTTCGATGGTATCTTGGATATTGCTTATCTGACCCGTAATAGAGTGAGATTGCTTCTCCATCAATCCACCGAACTTGCCGCCTTCATTGGTAAGGCTTTCGATAGCCTTCTTGACTTCGGGGAAACCTACCTTACCTGCGGTCACCAATTCCGAAACCTTATCCTTGGTAACTCCGAACTGCTTGGCAAGTTCCTCTGTCAAAGGAATACCGCGACCCGTAAATTGCATCAAGTCTCTTGTGAACAATCGACCTTGTACCATCGTGGTACCATAGAGCCATGTGAGGTCCTGCAAGTTCAATCCCAATCCTGCTGATACATCACCGAGCCTTCTCATGGTATCGGTAATCTCGTTGGCTGCAAATCCGTATGCAAGGAGCTGCTTTGCGCCATTTACCACACCCTTCATGTCAAAAGGAGTAGTAGCAGCAAGGTTGGCGAGGTCCGAAATCATTCCCTTTGCCTTCTGTCCACTACCGAGCATGGTTTCAAAGGCAATCTCAAACTGCTGAAACTCTCCTCGGACAGTACCCAGTGTGCTGATGATTTCCTTTGCCGTGAACCCAGCAAAAGCTACCGATGCAACAGACTTGATGCGATTGAAAACATTCTCAATGCTCTGACCCTGCTGCTCGACTACTCTTGCTGTCTGTGATACCCCATCCTGCACCCCTCGAAAGGCTTTCAGTACGGATGAATTATCGCCTGTTATGTCAAACTTGATACTTGCCATTTTTTTATTCTGTCAATTACGTAAAGGTGCACCTCCTCACCCAAACCTTTATTCTTTACTTTGTTCTTGTTAGTGAAGGAGGTTAAATTGGATTCTCTTCGCTCTGTCTGATCAGCTCCATGATGTCCTCTTTGTTATCTCCGCTGAAGACCTTCTCTGTTGCTGATGGAATGTGAGCCTTCTTTCTTTCCTCATCGGATAGATAGATGGAAGTTATCTTATCCTTCATCATAAGCGTGAGGTTGTTGTATGAGATTTCCCACAGAACATAGTCAAGGGTCCACTTATATCTCTCGCAAGCTGCGTCAATGAGAGAGCCCCAAATGGTTCTGCCACCAAAGATATACTGATTACTGGAGTCTTTGGCTTTGTTTATCTTCTCCATGCGCTCCGCTTCCTTGTCTATCCCACATTCCGTGATGATGTCGTGAAGCTTGTTGTCTGAGAGTATGGTGATGAGAAGAGTAGCTATATCATCGTTATCACAGAACTTGAAGATGATGTTTTCCCTTGCCTTTAATATGCGTGAACTGAGCATATCGGATTTCTTCTGAAGGGTGTGGTAGGCTATTAGCTTACAACAGAGACTTCGATTCTCACCTACTACACGGAGTGCTTCAATGAGGGGATTCAGCTTTAGGTTATCATCTTTGATACCTAGCTGTTTAATCAGTGGAGCAGTCAAATACATCTTGCCTAAAGTCTGAGGGTAGATAAACAAATGTCTTCTACCTACCTGTATGCCTAGTGGTGTATCTGTTAACACCATGGCTATCTTTGTGCCAATTTCGATGTCATTCTTCATAAGCCAATAATATTTGTTAGCACCCAAGACAGGACTCGAACCTGCGTCTTTCAACCAGCATTTTAAAGACCAACTGGATTTCATGTGACGGACTTTGGTCTCGCTCTAACCAACTGAGCTACTTGGGTAGGTTGCCGACTGATAACCCTCAATCGGCAGAAGGGTGAGAAGAAATCAACGTATTGCCTTAGGGTTCACCTTCGACCTGTCCGTTTGTTGGAACGGTTACTTCCGTTGTTGTGTCTGTAGCACCTGCAGGATGCTTGAATGTAAGAACGTATTCGTCTGTCTTTCCCTTAGCCTTCTTGGCTGTGATGATGCGCCAACGGAACTGACAATATACGGTCTCACCCTTGCTGTTGGTGGTCTTTGCTACTTCGTCACCCTCTGGCACAAGAGCCTTGTGGGTGTACTGCATCAAAGCACCATCCGCTGAAGAATATGACTCCTCCACGCTTACGGTTGACTTGCCGATATAGCAGCCAGGGTTCTCTGCATCTTCCGGCTGAACAGCGATAGCGTAGTTTCCTTCGATAAGTCCATCAATGGTAGGGAAAGGCTGAGGTAATCCCTTCTTGATAAACTCTTGGTAAACGAGTTCGTAGGTGGACTTAGTAGTCTTGGAATCGACAATACCGCCACCTTCCTCCTTAGCTTCTGTTGTATCACCCTTGGTAGGGTTCAGCTGGGTAGTGTCCTCCTTTGGAGTGTCGAGTTTCTTCCAGTTGTTTGTAGCATCACTAAGGTTACGAACATAGATGGATGGTTTTCCCCATGTTGTTACTGACATAATCTTAATCGTTTATAGTTTGATACAATAATTTGTTATTAATGATGTGCTCACTTGTGCCCTCGCAAGCTATTACCCTCTGTTCACTCATAGACAAGCGGAAATCTGATCCATGAACTGCTTCGAAGGTAGAGAAAGAGAGTTGACATAACTCACGGAGCCTTGCCGTGTTCTCTTCCTTTCGGGTATTGCCTTTCTTTGTGATAGCTTGATCTTGAACATAGATGTTTACATTCACAAAAGCTTCTTGGATTTGCGAGGTTTGATTTGCTAGCACTGAGATGCAAATATCTTCCTTGCCAGTTGTACCTGTTCCATAGAATGGTCTTCCTCGCTTGCAAAGACTACCTGTTACAGCAGTCTTTAATTTCGAAGAAGAGATAATGTTGTACACATCATCCTTAATATCAATATCCGATTTCATAGCTTTATCTGATTGATTCTACTTACAGCTTTATCCACAGCGAGCTTTAGTTTACCATCAACGACGGAACGAGCCCATAACTCAGTGGATGCAAGCACATCTTTATTTTCTTTAGCTTCTACAAAGTCTGCATAGTTCATAGCCGCGACTACTACCAATGCGTAAACCTGTGAGTATTCCTTGGCTAGGTCAGCTATCATTTGTCTTCCTTCTTGCGAACCATTAGAACCACTGCCTATGGAAGCAAAGGCTGATTCTACTTGTTTCCTTCCGTAGTCAAAGATGGCATAACCGATGGAGCTTCGTAGGTTTCCTGTATGGTCTATCCAACTTTCCTCTGCCGAGCGGTCTCTTATCCTTGCATTACATTCTTCTCCTAGCTTGGCATAAGCAGTGAGGATTTCTTGCTTTATTATCGCCATAGCGGACTGAAAAAAGTTATCGAGCGCAGACTGAGAGGTTGAGAGTTTTATACCCATATTTTACATTGCAGTTGATAACGATGAAAGCCGAGTACAACAAATTCCTTCACTTCGTTTCCGAAAAGCTTTACACGGATTTTGTCTCCGTACTCGAAATCGCGGCATGCTCTAGGAAGGTTGTAGATGGTGTAGGAATAGTTCTTGGCAGAACCATCGGGGATAGTGATAACGTTTGCCTTGCCAGCAGGAACAATATCACATTTACAATAGTTCTCCACCCATTCTTCTGAGCCTTGAACATAGTCTCCGTTATCGTCTTCATACCCATCAGTTACGTGTAGGTAATCTAGAGTATGAGCAGCGAAATCCAATACAGCCATATCTTAACCTCCTATATAAACCATCGGTTGACCCAGTGCAGGGGATTCACCGATGGTTTTGTATAAAGCATTTATTCGTACTAGCAGCCTTTCCTTATCCTTGTCAGATAGTGTTCCAATGCTCTTGTCTGACTCAGATAAGCTTACAGCTTGTATGAGAGAGTACAGACAATCAGCAAGCGCACCTTTCCATTCCTTGGACTGGGCGACCTCGAATGTATATTCATCATCACCATTAAGCTGACGTTCTATCATCTTATTCTCCACGAATCCTAAAGGGATAGGGTAGTGGATTTCATCAATCAATGCTTGCTTTATTGTCTTCATATCAATTCAAATTAAACCTCTGGAGTGAGTTTAGAGAGAACTTCGGCTTCCTCCTCATCGCTGAGTGAGTTGAGAGCCTTAATCAGAGTCTCATCGGTTGAGTTAGCCTTCACATTGGCACCAGCAGCCTTCAAAGCAGCGATGAGGTCAGCTTTCTTATACTTCTTACCCTTGTAAGTTGTATACTGGTCGGTAGTATCGGCAGTCTCGGCTTCCGTATCTACTTCCTCAGACTTGGTAGTAAGCATGTAAATCTGATCTACGTCCTCAATTACTGGCAAGCAGATAGCCTGTCCTGCGGTAACCTCTTGCAAAGATGGCTCATTCTTGGAGTACTTGGAGATAAGCTTGTAGCTGTCAACGTTAGAATATTGAACACCTGCTACTCGGTTGGTGTCCTCTGCAAGGGTACCCCAAACGAAAGAGCCTACGTTGGTGTTACAGATGAAGATGATGTTATTCTCGTTCCATGGCTTAACTGATTTTGGCTTTCCGTTCTTCTCGATAATCACGGTTCGGTTGATAACCTTGATGGTTGCACCGAACTCATCCTCGAATGCTTCCGAGAAAGCTGACTCCGATGGTGTCTTGAGCTTGGTATTTTCGGTATAAGTCTTACCCTCGTAGTCGGCAACAAGTTCTTTCGCCCACTGCTCCTTGCGGATTTTCTTAATCTGCGTCTTAGCGAGCATAACCTGTATGATGGTATTGTTATCGGTATTTGCCTTATCGAAGATTTTCTCGAAATCTTCTCGTGTTGTAACACCATTGGTTTCTGTTTTGAAGCAGTTTGCCTTAAAATATCCATAGTCAACACGGATAGCCTTACCCGAATTGTCTGCATCTTCAACGGCAATAATACCATTAGAGAGACCTGCCAAGAAGTTCATTTCGTTACGCTCTTCGAGACCGACAGAGCAAGCGACACCATCATTCATGAGCTTGTTGATGATACGAGCCTTTGCAGTTTTAGCAGCCTGTTGTGTTGATGTAGCCTGCTCAACCAAGCCTTGCGCCTGGAATGAGTTGGCTCTTGCTACAATGTTCTCATACTGAGCCTTCATGATGTTGATGTTGTTGATATCAGACTCGAAAAGAATCTTCTTCATCGCAATCTTTGGCAACTTACCATTAGAGGTTGCGATTTGACCACGCTTCTTCAAAGGAATGTCTGAATCCATCTCAACGATGTCGGCAGCTACATATGTGGTCTTAGCTGATGAACCTTCCCACTTCTGATCGGCAGAATACACATCGGTAAGCATCTCCTTGTAGAGGTAGGTGCGCTCCTTCGGATTCTCCTTCTCCTTAACATACAAGCTAAGTTTAGGGAAGATAGCTCGGATAAACTGAATAAAAAGTGATTCGTTCATATAAACAATCTTTTAAGTTAAAAACTAGAGCACAACTTAGTCATGCTCAAAAATAAGACTTGGGAGAGCAGTCTTGATGGCAGTTCTCTGAGTTTCGTCCTTGAACTGATAAGGCATTGCCACATCATTCACGCGACCATTATCCATAATGGCAACCGCTTCACCCTTCATGCGTGAGCGAACGACAACACCAGCAAATTCTGCATCGCTAGCCTTGTCTTTGTACTTGCCATCTTCGGTTTCAAGTGGAGAATACTCATAAACATCATCAACCTTCTTGCGGACAATGATGTGACCTGCCTGAATAACCTCATCCTTGAAGTTGGCGTAGTCGAGTGCTCTACCGCCTGTGATACCACCGAGATACTGACGGATAACCACAGCGTCCTTACCCATGTCGTAGCCTTTAGTTTTTGGCTTGTAGTCTTCTGCTACCATAATCTAATAATTTATTAGTGAAACAATAGATGATTACATCTTAGCCAGCTCCTTGACTTCATCATCAGACATTAATTTATCTTCCTCCTTTGGCTGAGGTTTGGTATCGGGAGCAGGGATTCGTCCAAGCTTTTCAAGACCCTTTTCAAGTCTTTCCTTGTTCTCTTCCTCAATATCTTCCTTCAACTCATCGAGGTAGTCCTCAAACTCCTCTTCATTCTCAAACTTCATGTGAGAGAAAGATTTAAGCCGACGCTCTCCGAACTTACCTGTGTCCTTCAGCAGTTCCCTTACCTTTGCGGTACGGCTGCTTGTGGTATTGCCAGACTTCAATGCAGTTACATCGCCTTGGAGTGTAGCAACAGCCTTAGTAAGTTCCTTGATTGCGTTGAGGGTAGCGGAGTCTTGATCATCATCGCTATCCTTCTTGCCCTTCTTGCCCTTCTGTGACGGACTTCTACGTGCTGGATCGTCATCTAGATCTGGATCGCCATCTGGATCTGGATCGCCATCTGGTGCAGGATGAGCGTTTTTGTACTCTGAGACTTGGCGGTCTGCTGCGGACTGAGTTAACTGGAGTAACGGCAAGACATCATCAATTGCGTCACTAATACCTTCACTAACTTCTTCGTCAGTAGCATCATCTTTGAGTTGAAGTTTGTTGGCAACATTGGCGGCAACACCCTTTAACTCCTTACGACTGAACCCCAATGCCTTAATGTCTCGATTGGTTTTCAGTGCTTCAAGAACTTTTCTGTAATACTTGTTCATTGCTTGTTGAGTTATATTTAACAAAAAATGGTCTGCGAGCGAAATGCAGGCAGACCAAACGTAGAACTCGGTGTAAGAGCAATGTTACGAAAAGTTCTGTCACGTGCATCTTCACACGCTTTTATGGGTGCAAATATACGAAATATTATTTAATCAACAAATAGTTTTTGCAAAAAAGTGAGAAATTATTTTCATTTCAATAAACAAGGGAGAACTTCACAGCCCTCCCTTGGAAGATAAGATGCAATAAAAATGCACTTAAACGTGCAAAATATCTTCTGTGTTTAAGTTAGATTCTTTTGGTATGTAATTATGGGTTTGAGGTATTTTATCAGCTTAGAACTTATAATTTTCCTCTATCGTGGTAAGAGTAATACTGATCGGACTTGCTACTGATGATAACGTGGTCCATAAAATACAATCTCATAATTTCACAAGCCTTCTGTATCTTATATGTTATCTCATCGTCGGACTTTGATGGAAAGCAGTTAGAGCTAGGGTGATTATGAACCAATGCTATTATTACGGCATTGCAGGAGATAGCTTCTTTACACACAATTCTTACATCTATAGTGGTTTCTGATATTCCACCTTGTGACAATCGAACCATTTTGATTAACTTGAAGTTGTTATCCATACAGAACAGATAAGATTCTTCTATTTCTAAATCCTTGACGTATGGTAAAATATAGTTGTAGATGTCGAGGGAACTACCCAAATCTGTAAGTTCTTGCGACTTCTCCTTCATAAATCTTCTGCCAAGTTCGAATGCAGCGAGTATAGCGGTAGCCTTCTTTTCACCTATTCCTTTGATAGATGTAAGCTCCTGAAGTGTTCTCTTGCTTGCCTTTCTCAGTGAATGACTACCATCAAAGATTTTTCTTATTGGTTCATTACCCTGTAGCATAGGGTCTATACCGATAATTGAAGCAATAAGGTTCTCGTTACTCAGATATTCTACCCCATATTCCTTTGCGTATGATGTGATAGAATCGTACTTGATAGTTCTTGCATTATCCTTCATAAGATACCTCCTCTATGTCTTTTGAATAATTGAACACAACATCAAAACTGAAACCCAATTCAGTAATGAGGTAGAAATGAATATCCTCCCAGTCCCAACTTGAAGGAATGCCTTTTATCTTTTTAGACTTTTCGGCATCCATTGCTATGATAACGTTCTCTTCCATTGCTCTATCTTTTTTTTTAAAAGTTCATAACTTTCGTTTCATACACTATGAATCCTATCTGATCCACCACAATCAGTTTCAGATGATTTCCTCCTGGTCCATTTATATCACCATCATTCAATCCGATTTCGTCTAACGTTTCCTTGATGGCTGTTTGGTAATCTCCTATGCCTTGAATTAATAAGCATAGGTCTGGTCTCTCGTTAAGAAACTGATGAAAACCATATAGGCTATATGAGCCTTTTTTGATGAGTGAGAAGAAATCTTTCCATTCATCACCACTAATCTGCGTGGTTACGGATTTAAGCTCTTCTATTGTTGTGCAGTTGTTTTCCATACGATTTCATTTAGCGTGATACGATGAAGTCTTTATCTGTAAAGGTCTGATCCTTATATTTTTCGAACAACTCTCGGTCGCTGATACAATCATTAGCATATGCTAACTCTCTGAATGAAAGTTTGTACCCAAACTTATCTTTCAACATTTCGATTTTGAGTTCTTCTTTCTGAAGGTCCGATAATTCATATACTGTCATATTCATTTCCTCCTATTAAACATTGCTATCCAACAATTCAAATTTTATTCCTTTTTCGGTTTTCTTAGTCACCCATTTAGCTGTAACCACGCCACCTTTCCATGCTTTTATGAGGGGGAGAACCTTACACTCCCCTACATTTATAATCTGTGTAATATACTCGCAAGCACCTTCAAAAGTGTCGAATGCGTGAAGTAAAACCGTATATCTATCTGATTCTGTGTAAACGTTCATTGCTCTTATCTCCTATACTTTAAACCAATTCATAGCTTTCTGTATTCTCGTTGTATGCTACGACTCCTTTCTGCTGTAAATTACAAAGTGCAGTGTTGAAGTTGTAGATACTAAACTCTGCATCTGTGGCTTCAATCAAGCATCCTTCTTGGTAGCCGAACTTGACCTTTTTCAAAGCCTTTGTAATTCGCTTCTCTAACGCTTCTACTGTGTAAACTTTAACCTTTTTCATTGCTCTTATCTTTTAATTGTTATTTTTATTTTGATGGTGCAAAGGTAATCATTTTTTTGCAAATGACCAAACGTTTTGAGCATAAAGTACTTTTTTGCTAACTTAGTTTAACTTATTGATACCTAGATACTTATGTCAAACTAGCAATTTCGTGTATGTAAGTCTATTTCTTAAAAATGGTATAAGTATATGGAGATAAAAAAATGAACCGCTTAGAAAGGCTTATATTGAAGTATATAGTCTTTTTCTGAATAACTTTATATTAAATAAAAAATGCACTCTAACCTCACGGTCGGAGTGCACTAAGAGCAATGAAACGTTAAAAGAAACGTTTCGGCTGCAAAGTTACAAAACTTTTCTGTATCTTGCAAATTTATACTATACTATTTAACAATTGCAAATCATTGTCTCTATCGAAGTCGTATGGATAGAAGGTGTTGGCAAGGGCATCCATCTTGTCGGGAGAACGTTTCAGACGCTTCTTGATTTCGTCTTTTGGTTCCATGATGATTGAACCATCTGACTGAAACAGCCAATGCACTTCGCACAATTCTTGATCCAACTCATCGTCAGGTGGGAGTGCTGCAAAGAATCCATTCTTCGGGTTGAGCCAGTCACGTATGCACCAAAACAAATAAGCCCTCATGTTAGCGAAAGAGTAGCAGCCTGTCACATCATGCTTGTTTCTCACGCCTTCCGAGAACTTGCAAGAGAATGCAGTTAAATACTTTTGCTCTATGAGTCTTGAATAAACTCCAGCACCTTCTCCTATGGTATCAATGAAGGCTTTATTCTTGGAACTCAAACTTAGGTAGTGTGCGACTTGACCTGCGACTGCCATGTGGTCCGCATGACCACCCGAATTATGACACTTGATTTCTGAAACATAGTTTCCTTGTCGTGGAACATAGCAAGACCTATCGCGCCCCATACCTGCGACATCTACACCTAATCGTATTGGCTTATGGGTGATAAAGCCACTATCTTTAAGTTCCTTCCATCTTCTATGGGCAATCTCGCACCATTCGTATGGAATGAGGGTATCTTCGGACACCTTCGGAAACATACCGAGGACCTTAACACGGAAGAGGTCATTGGGAGTATAATATCCACCTTCCCACACAAAATCACCACGACCCTCATCAAACTCAGACTTTCTGATCTTCTGTGCCCATGCTGAGACCTTATCGGCTACCCATTCATAGTCAACTTGACCTGGGATAATATTTTTCTTGCTTACTACGTTCTCTGCGTTGAGGGATGATAATCTAAACTTTTTGAATCGGGGAGACTTCATGGAGTTGGCTGCATACCCTGTAGTAACGTTTGGGTTGAACACCAATAGTAATCGAGAGTTTCCTTGCAGGTTACCCTCGATTGCATTATAGATGGTGTCCGAGATACCGGATGCTTCTGTTACGATGAACATGGTGTTTACAGCATGGAATCCCGACCAAGCCTCTGTGTTGTCGGCTGAAGATTTGAAACCTGTCAGATACCATTCCTCGTAATCTGTTCTGATACCATCCGACAGCAAACGACCAGGCAGAAAGCCTGCCTTTTTGTATAGACGTGCAACTTCTGGTATCATGATGTTCGTCACCTGTCTTCCTGTTGGTGCGGTAAGGGCAATCTTGGTGTTCTTTTCCAAACTACCATCCTTGCCGAAGCGAGGAGTGAGGTATAGAAAACATAAAGCGGCTACGGCAGCGATGAAGTCCTTACCCCTTGCAGTTCCACTGGCTACCGTTGTCATTTTGTTCTTTTGAACAGAACGCAATATAGCCTTTTGCTCTTCGTCAAGGCGAGCCTTCAAGACTTCCTTGGCGAAGAGACACCAATCATTGCGCCATGCAATCATTTTCTTTATTGCTTTCTGTTCTGACATACTATATTATATAACTTGTCCTATTTTTTTTCTTTTGGATTTTCCTTTGTATAATTCTTGCAGTTTCTTATAGTCCTCTATGCTGTTAACAGAAATTCCTTCGTACTTTTTGACATGTGAATATATATCTGCCAACTTTCTTTCTAAAGTGTTAGGAGAGACCGAAATTCTTCCAAGCTCTTTTATATACCAAGAAGATTTTCCTCCTTCTCCATCTGGAGTTACTAGCTTAACGTGGGATATTTCACTTGCTTTAGGATTCATATAGTCATAATGCAAATCAATACGCATAGAAGTGTTGCTATTTTTGATTTTTACTTCATATACGTCTTCATTGACCATTTTATACCCAACTGACATTAGCGATTTTTGAACTTTGATGTCGTTTTTGTTATATTCAGACCATGTTCCTCCCCATATCGGCTTCTGTTTTTTAATATCTATCTCCTTTTTAGCACCACCTCCTATTGGGGTTGTGGAAAGCGTTCTTGTGGCAGCAGCTTCAGTTGCCCCCACACTTCGTGTGCCATTACTTCTTTTTCCCATATTGCTATCATTTTAATGTTAAAACTATTTATATATTAAATAACTGATATAAAGATAGTCATTTATTTTGAATTAACAAAACTATAACTTCCTAATACTTAGATATTTATCTTAGATTAACTTTGACTCTAACAGAATCTGAGGATTTTTAAGATATTTTCCAAAATCCTTTACTTGCGTATCGTACAAAGTCTTCTTCAATTCCTCATACTTAGCCTTTGCCTCAGAATCAAGAAAGCCGATGGTGTCCTTCATCTTCTCGAAGGCTTTTAGTTAATTCTTGATGATGATGATAGGAGTGATGTACACCGCCTTATTCTCATGACACCATTGCTCAATGACGTTACCACCACCATATACCACGAATCTGAATGGTTTGCCATTAGCGGTGTATTGAGCTATCTGATATTCAAATTGTAGCTCATTTAGACGGTCTGTACAGCCACGTGTCGCAAAGGATTGGTAACCTTTAGGGACACCCATCAAATTCAGCTTATAGAACTTTGGAGCCACATTTAGGTCTATAAACACGCCTATGCCTTTTTCCTGCATCGCTCTCGCCAAGAAACGTTTCTTGTAGATGGCTTGCAAACCGAATGCTATTGGAGTGTCATTCGATAGACTAAAGTTCGGCTCGATGATACTGCCAGGGTTGTACTTCAATATCTTTTCGGGATGATTATAGATTGATCGGAATCTATAATCATCCGTATAGAAGTGGAGTGTTCCACTGCCATTCATATTCGTTGTTCTTGCCTGCTCGCCAAAGCAATAGAATGGGATTTCTATGTACTTGGGTTGAACATCAGACAACAAACATGGTATCTCCAACTCATTGTCCGTTGGAAACAAACAGTCTGGTATATACAATTCTTCGTTTTCCATAATTATCCTTCTTCATCATCGGGAAGCTCCTTCATTAACTTCTCGAATGGGTTTTCTAATAATCTGTTATCTACTTGCTCGACATAGCCACGCTTCTTGCCCTTAGTTTTCAGAAGGAAGATGATTGCAGTTAGATTACCTTCATTCACCTTTTCGACCAGCTTGCTTTCAGTAAAGTCAAGAATGCCTTCATCTATATCATCCAACATCTTGGCTAACTTCTCATCCTCTTTTCGCCAGTTATATAAGGCTTGGCGTGTAATGCCCAAAGCTACTGCCGTAGCAGCCATATTGCCGCCCTTCTTTTCGTAAGCAGCGGCAATTTTTTTTAATTCTGTTCTTCTTACCTTTGCCATAATCAACCTTTTTAACTTGCAGATGCTATGACTGCTTTCAAAGCATCTATGTAAGACATATTTTCTGTTAGCAACAAGCAACGTGCTAAATCTCCAATAGGTCCGAGACCAGGAAGGAGATTGACGTCTATCACGTAAAGGTTACCTTCATTATCGCAGCGCATATCAATACGTGCATGATGTCGTAACCCAAGACTGGAGAAAACATCGGAAGCTATCCTCTTAGCCCTATCATCTAAATCTCCATAAACCTTGCAGCCGACCTCCATATAGTTTTTCTTGCTTTCGTATGTTTGGATGCCGCCATTTGTTGTACAGATTACCTCCATTACAAATGTTCTGAGGGGAAAGCCTTTTATGCAGACAACCGTAAATTCTCTTCCATTTATAAAGTCTTCTATAACAACGTCTCCTTTACCTTTCGGATCAAGCTTTTTTGTTTGAACTCTGATTTCATCGGCGGTGTGACAGATGTTTAGTTCAGAGATACCAACACTATCACTTCCATATCTTGGCTTTACGAAATAAGTTTTTCCGTGCAAGTCAAACGCATGATGATACTGATGTGGAACTCTAATACCATTCATCGTAAGCCATCTTGCAAGTTTAGCTTTATCCCTTACAAGTTCATACTTGCTGAAATCTTCTGCCGTGGTCCTTACACCTTTCTTTCGGATTGTATTGATGAGTAACTCACTTGCAGTTCTTAGCAATACGACATCCTCTTTGTCAATGAAGTCGAGGTTGTCTGTCTCGTCAACAACTGCTAATTGGATATTTTCTCTACCAAGTGCTTCTTGGTAATATCTGAAAACTGAAGGTGTATTCAGTTCTTCCATTTCCTTCTTACTTGTTATGCTCCAAATCATTTTCTTTTTCTCCTTCCTTTATTTCGGTTAAACGTTCACTTGCTAACTCTAGCAACTTTGCAAATGTGATGCTTGGGGATTTTATACCAAACTCCTTACCTATGTCCTGTTGAATCTTAAGCAGGGTCTTCTCGTTATCTTCTTCGGAAGCTAAAACGAGAGCATCGCTTTTGCGTGCTTGCTCACGAATGTCTCCATACAATGTGTCCAGACTAGCAAATGAACTAGGGTAGAGGATGATGGTGAATACGAAATTCTCCTGCATGGCATATACATCTATACCCTCTGTGCTTATTGGCTTAATCTCGTCGATGTTCACATGGGCAAACTTCTTAAAGTCGATAGATTGAATTGATGCAAACAACTTCTTCAAAATGCTAACATTAGCTTCACCATGAATGGAGTTGTGAGATAATTCAATAGCAATAGCTTCATCATTTGTAATCTCGCTCTCTCCTACATACAAGATGCCTAGCCTTTTATAGTGCAGTTTCTTGCATGCCCTCAAACGATGATTACCGCTGATCATGATGTATCTACCATTATCCATCTTGATACAGGTAGGCACACTACTCAATCCAGATTTAGCAATGTTGTCTGTTAGTTGGGCGAAGTCTTCACCCGACATTTCATTTGCATTGATTTCTACCTCATCTATGAGGTTTATATCAACTTTTGCGTATTTCCATCTATCTTCATTTTCCATTCTTCAACGATTTTTGATATTTCTCAATAATTTCCTTATTCGTAGGGTATATGCCAAGTATTCCTTCGTAAGCAAGATAAGATGATGTGCAGTGTTCCTTCACTTTCTTATACACGCCACGATATTTCATGCTCACAGGCTTATGGGTATAAGCGCAGGAGATAACCTTCTCGCAAAGCTTGTGCATTCTTCTGCTCAAATATCTTTGAACTCCTACAGATTGAATGCAATACAATATGAGTTTACTCAATCGAGGGATAGCATTATTCGTACAGAAGTCCGTCAACTGAAACAAATCATACCCCTTGTGTTGAGGTAGCGTAAAACCAAATCCGCCTAGAGTATATTTATCGTATTTTACCGCAAAAGCATACGTACATACGCTACATTGGTCCACCTTCTTGATATACTTCTTTTGTAAACAATGAAGGAGAGAAGCATCTACTCGTTCAATCTTTAGCTTATTTGCGTCTTTAATCTCCAAATCATCTGGAGGAACAATCTCATTGCATTCGATTCTGTATGAAGAATACGAGGTGCTTGCATTATTTTGTGCAGTTGGCTTATTGCAATATAGGAACCTTCCTGCAGACCGTCTTTCCCCACTTGAATTATTCCACATAGCTATTTTATGTAGGTTTCTCAGATAAGGGCTGTTGCTGAAATAGTAGAAATAACTATCACTCGGAATACTTTCCACAAGATTATAGTAATCGTTCCTTGCAACAGAAAAATCTGATTTCAAGTCACTATTCTCAGAAATGAGTTTGAAAGCTCTCTTCTGCTTCTTCTCTATTCTTCCGTAATTAAAGAAGATTACCTTCTTATTCTTGATGGCTTCTTCTAGTGTTCCGACATGGAAATCACATGTAGTGAGCAATCTCATCAATCGCTCATTTGCCTCCTCGGTTTTCTCGATAGATTCCCTTGCCTTAATTTTCAACGCTTCGAAGATGGCACTATTTCTTGCCGATTCACTCATGAAATACTTTTGCAGTTTCACCGCATAAAGAGCCAAAGCAAGCTGTCTTGATGGTGTAGGATTGTTATAGTCCTCCAACCATGCAAGCTTATCCTTATATGTTAGTGATGTTTTACCATTTGCCAACATATAGAGCAGATAGCAGTAGGCATCTTGGCAGTATATAGATACTTCCATCTTATCAAGGAAGAATAACTCATAGTAATACATGAAGCCATTTACTATGCAGATTTCCTTGTGTCCGTTAGCTTTTACAGCATCATACAGAGCTGAAACCATTTCAGAATTGTATGGTAAAGGCTTTGTCATATACGACTCTACCTTGTCGTATGGATTTCCTTGGTAGAGTAGCGGACATAATTCGTCAGGAACATCATATTTAAGTCCAGTAACCTCACAGAACTGCTGGTATGATGTAATTGATTTGAAATCCTCCAATTCGTGGCTTATAGCGTAATAAAATAGCCTGTATGTGGACAGAACACAAGCCATAGCTTGATAGAAATCATCAGTAGCATGGTAAAGTCTAAACTCTATCGTCTTTGTCTTAAAATATGCAGAAATATTCACTGCATGACGTATGAAACCTTTGTTTGAGTTGTTAGTGAATAACTTCTGAATATCCTCGAAAGTCTGAGCCTGCAGGACTCCTTCATAATACTTTTCTGTTGGAGTTGGCATCGCTATGGATATAAGCTCATCGCATTCTGATATTTTAGCATACTGCTTAAAATAAGGGTAACACACATAGAAGAATAGGAATACTTTCTTTATCTGATCAACAGGTAAATCACCGACATAAATGTGCACATGGGTGTAGATGCTCCATTTTAGCCTGCCACCTGCAGCAACCATTGATTCATATACAGAGCGGAGGTCATGCAGCTCTTTTAGGCAGCAAAGATGTAGTGGAGGGGTATTCACCTCTCCACCAAACTGCTTATTGCTTGAACAATCGGTATTATCAATGCTCTCTTCCTTGCTCCAGGAGTAACCTTCGGGCAAAATTACCTTCGCCCTTTCAAGATTGCACATTTCGATTTCAATACCGAATGTTCTGTTTCTTATGTCGCTATCTACATTCATGAAGCATATCTATTTCGTTTTCAATACCTAATTTATGAATAGTTCTTCCTGTCTTTCGGAAGTTAATCCCTAAAGCTACACTTGCAAGTGTAATGAGGGATGATGTAACTGGAAGCTCTAAGCCTATATGGTTGGCAATACTTTCCATCAATACCAATCCCTCTGAAACATCTTCCGTGATGTAGCGTGAGTAAACTGATGTTGGACTGATAGCCCTATCACTAGATTCTGCGTAACGATGCAGGCTCTCTATTGGGGCTGAAACATTGAACCCTCCTGCTTCAAATACGCTTGTTTTGAAAAAGCCCAAGCTTTTTAAGACTTTCATCTTTTCTTCGTCAAGTCTCATCAATAGATTGATAGTGGAGTCATTTCCTCTTGCGTATGCTTCACGATACATACAGAAATTTCCCTTTGAATATTCTATTCTCGGAATACTCATAATTGAACCTACCGTATGCAACACCATATTTGGATTGAGTAATGCAGATTCAAGCACGCAATATTTTGCTATAAAACCTTTGCTAATTTTATGCAGTTTCTTCATGCAGGTATCATGATTAGAAAAGCATGCTACAGGAATAACTTCATGCCTATAGCCAACACGAAAAACAACTTCGTTTGGTTTATCATCCAACTCTACTCGTCCTTCCAAATATGGACCAGTTGCTTCTACTAACATTGGTAGTTTTCTGCAATGTTTCTCAAAATAGAAGGAGGATGCGTAACTAGAGATACAGACAACAATCTGTTCATTGTGAAGGTATTGATGTATACGTTCTACTAGACCCTCATAGAAGTTACTCTGAATAGTACAAAATATAACTTCTGCTTCTGCAACCTTACTGAGGTCTTTAGAAACCTCTTTGATTGCAGTTTCTATATAAGTTGATTTCTCTTTAAGAAAAACCCTTTTGCCGTTCTTGATAAGTCTATCAAAGGCATCTGATTTGTATGAAGATGTCTTTAGAAGTGTAACTTCATGACCTTTAATAGAGAGGTCTGCGGCAAAAGCTACACCCACGTTGCCCGTTCCTATAACTGCTATTTTCATGCTCTTTTATTTTAATTCTACAAAAATAGAGCGGCTAGAGGGACTCGAACCTTCGACCTTCACATTGGGAATGTGACGCTCTGACCGACTGAGCTATACCCGCAAAAGAGCGGAGAGTTGGAACCGCACCAACGACCTCAGTGATGGTATCACTGCGCTCTACTAACTGAGCTATCTCCGCTTATAATAACAATATTCTCTACACGCAAAAATGCTCGTCTTTCCGAGCCGTCAACCCTTGTGGGTATTTTGAAAGGAGGAATGCCTAAAACAAACTTTGCTCCGAATAAACAGGATTCTTGGAAATTCCAAATTCTTCGACCTGTACTCCCAACTTTTCATTCAGCCATTTTGCCACTAGGTGGCGATGGCAAAACTCATCTGGCTTTTCGAAGCAACATAGAGCTACATCTTTTCCATTTGCCATTTTCTCTATTGCTGAGAGAAATGCTTTTGGGTCCCGATGAGCCAATATCTCAGAATTGAAACGTTGTACGTAATCTTCTTTAGATTTGGAGTTGTGAAGAATGTCCCATGATGGTGACACGTACTTGTTTGACAATCCTGTAAACCATTTCGGAGGGTAGAGGGCAATACCGATCATCATGATACCAGCTTTTGCTAACTTAGCTCCGTTTGAGAAGTATGATGTATAAATCTTCATTTCTTTTGTAACTTTTTGCAAAGATAGATAAAATTATTTAATCAACAAATAGTTTCTTGAAAAAAGTGAGAAATTATTTTTCAAGCGTACATTTTCTTAAGAAACTTCTTTAGATATTCGTTATTAATATCCTTTAGTGGAGTAGGGGAGAATGAGGTATCTCGCTCTACTGTTAAGCCTAACTTTGTTGTTAGCCCCTGCAACTCGGTTAAGCTTGTGTAGCCGTACTCGCCTTCACCACTTTCGTTGATAGTGATTCCGTAGGCGATATTGTTCTCTAGGTCTGCTTCCAATATGAACCAAGACCATGCACCAACACAAAGGAAGAACTTTGCTTGACAGATGGCTTCTTCCTTTTTGCCATCCTGTGAGTAGAGAGGATATTTTTCCAGTCTCTTCTTAATTTCTTTCGTAATCAGTTTCATTGCTCTTATCTTTAAATTGTTATTTTATTTTTGATAGTGCAAAGGTAATCATTTTTTTGCAAATGACCAAATGTTTTGGGCAGAAAACACTTTTTGCTAACTTAGTTTAACTTATTGTTGTTCAGATACTTAGCGTTTAGTATAGTTGCCGCATCTACTATCATCTGACTAGCATCAATTCCTAATGATTGATAGAAAGCACCATGTCCGCAAAGTGATTCGTATGCAATTCGCATGGTTCTACGTTCATCCCTTGTGAAATCATACTTGAAAGTAGAAAAGATGGAGAGTGCTCCTTTTAAATCTCCATCTTTTAGCTTTTGCACACCTTGTGCAGTTTTACTCATCTTCATAATGCTCAATCTTTCTTGTTGTGAAATCGTCTGCTGTCAAGATGATTTCTGACCCATTAACCATTTCTTCGACTTTATCGCATGCGTCACTGCCATTGATGGCATCAACCTCCACTACCTTTTGCAGGTATTCGGTTACTTGCACTTTAACCTTGTGAATGGCAGCTTTCTCTAGTTCCTCTATTCGAAGATTGAACACTTCTAGGAGTTCTTTGATTTCCTTTTCGATTTCCTCGAAATCAATGATGATATCCTTCAAGCGTTTAGGTGCTCCGTTTATTCCATGACCTTCTTTGTCACACCAGTTTAAGGCTTCACCATCGGGGTCAAAGTTCTCGTAGTAGTTGGAGAGATTTGCCAAAAACTCATTCGGGTCATTGGCAGGCATTTCGATTGACATATTGAAATCTTGATCTGCAGGAGAATAACGCTGAAAGAATATGTAGGCAAGGTCATTGCCATTATCTGTAGCATCTACTGCCCAACCTTTAACTTGTCCTATATGGATAATCAAATCTAATAACTTCTGTTCCATTGCTCTAACTTTTAAATGTCGTTATAATGAAGACCTTCACCCTTCACTAGTTCGTGGTCTTCGTTTTCAACTAATTCTGAGAGGGATAACCAGCATCCACGATAAAGAGACTTCTTCAGCTCTTGATAACGTTTTTCTGCAACTTCCTTATCGGTGATGAGGGATTCTTTAAGTTGGTCCTCTGTGTAGAGATACCATATCAATTTGTATATCTTCATAATCGTATATTTTATGGTTCTACTATATATTCGTTTAGGGTATGCTGTTCTAGCATAAACTCGTAACCTACATTGTTGAGTTGGCTTTGCTTTTGATATCCAAGTTCATTAATCTGAGTATCTGTAGCATTAAACTTCCTTGCTGCTTTTATGCAATTTGGAAGGTTGCCGATAAAGAGCAATTCCTTGCTGTCTGTTGATAGGTGCTCATCGGTTCTGTATAAAAAATAAACCTGCAATTTCATATCGTTTCGTATTTACATGTATAAATCCGCGTATCTCTTATTTACTCTACCAATAAGTCGCATGGCTTTTCTTAGCAATTTGACCTCTTTTTCTGATAGAAGGCTTTTAGGTGATGTTACAAAACTACCTAAAAGTCGCTCTAATTCTATTCTGTCTTTATAACACATACTATTCCTTTCTTTGAAATCTATAATTTGGGCATTCCCTTTTATTAGCCATCACAAGCAGGACAGGGAATAACAGACCATGCTTGCAACCATTACCATATTCGTTGGCTGCTTCGCAAGTTTCACAGCCATAATAGGTGTTGATGTTGAATGCGCTCATAACTAAATCTCCATTGCCACTTCAATTCCTTTCTTTGGATTCTTAGTAGCTCTGTCTAGGCAAACCTTTCCATTGAACACACCCTTGACGATAGCATAGAACTCGGTGGTCTTCTCGCCATCTTTTTGTGCAGTTGGTATTTTGCCAACCCTTTCACAGACTATTCCGTTTTTAGTAAGGATGGTGTTTGTGACCATTTCTCCGTAGTAAGACTGCTCTGTGCGCTGTTGAATGACTTTACCGACTACCTTGACTTGCATACCTTTCTTGATGGCATCAATACCACCTTTTAAGCTATCCTCGTAGTTCTTCACCAGGAAGAAAGCATAAACGAACTGCTCCGAGAATGTGTAGTAGTCATTTGCTACTTTCTGCATTTCAACCTCGAATTGCGATTTAGGCTCTTTAGATAGCGCAAAATCGCAGACCTTTGTAATGTATGAGGTGTCAACCGTAAACTTCTTAGAATCTCTTATTTCCTCTAATTTGGCGATTGTTTCTGATGGGTAATAGTGACCATTTGCGTAATAGCCTTTCTTGTAAACAGGGCACTCGTCATACTGAGCCTTGCACATAGCGATCATGTCATTCTTCAAGATGGCATCCGTATATCTACTATCCTTAGGACCACCCCAAATTGGGATAAGGTCTCCATAGTCATCATCGGTGGCATATCTGATAGTGTGGTCGTAGGTCTCATAAAGTTTGCGTGTAAAGTCTGAGAGAAAGTCAATGTACTTCAATCCGAACTTTTTTATGCACTCGCAACCTACTTGTATTTCATCGCCAGTTTGCGTATTCTCGATTACGTATGCGTTGTTACACCAATGACCACATAGGTCGCATTTTCCGTAATCAGCTCCATGCTCCTTAATCTTGAATACCAACTCCTTGGTTGTATCAGCAGGAGTAAAGGCTCCATTCTTATATGTGGCCAGCAATCTCCAATTACTTTCGTCTGGCATATTGATGGTGAGGTCACAGATGTCATGCCAATACTTACCAATGATGGTTTGACAATCTTCTACTACCGCATGACGGAATAACTTTTTTCGTGGGTTACTAATGGTGTAGTCGAAACCTTCTACATTGCGCTTTGTCTTCTCAGCGAACTTCTTAAATGCGTCAACTGACTCTGATGGAATAAACGTTTTTATCGTATTCATTGCTCTTATCATATTGTGGTAGGGTGGTTAACCCTACCGTTGCCTTATTATGCGATATTCAAATACTTGCGTAAATCAACTAATACTGATGCTACACTTACAAAGTATGGAATGCCATTTCTTTCTTGCTGCATGTGGATTCCGATGCTTTCTAGTACAGCTTTTTCTCTTTTGCTGTAGAAGTTATCGGCTAGCGTACCGAACTCGTTTTTGCCGTATGGCTTGTTCAGTATATCGAATAGCTGCTCCTTCTTCATTTGCTCCTTCAACTTGGTTGCTCGCTCTTCTCTAGCTCTTGCAACTCTTTTGAAGTTCATCTTCTCCCAAAGAATGCAGAAAGCATCCTTATCTAGGTCACTAGCCATATATACATTCTCGATGGAAGCGTATTCGGTAGCATTGACCGACATTCCTACTCGCTGTTCAAATTCTTGCTGTGTCATGATTACTTGTATAAATATGGAGATGTTTCTCTTCTACATTACTCGAACGATATAAGGAAAATTGTAACCTCTTCTTCCATGAGTAAACCCATTATTTTTATTAAATCGGCAATCGCCAACAATAATGAGAGTCTTGGTTACTTTGCTGACCGTTTCTACACGTTCTTCAAATACATAGTGAACAATAATCTTGTCTCCAACCTTAATATTTTCTAATTGTTTCATTGCTCTTATCTCCTATTCTTTTAATTGTTATTATTTATTTTTGATAGTGCAAAGGTAGTCATTTTTTGCAAATGACCAAAATATAACTGCCTTATTTTCAGTTACTTATATTTGTTTAACTTTTGGACTTCTTTATAGTCTGTTTGCTAACTTTTGCTAACTTTTTAATCGGACGTATTGTAGTTTGGGAAACTTTTACTATCTTTGCAGCATGAATATACAAGAATATCTAGAACAATGCTCTGTTAAGTCCGTGGACGAGCTTACAGACGAACAGGTTGTGAACTACTATACCAAAGGAAATGCAGGTGTAGCTCAAATGTGCGCAGTAGAATTAGCTCTACAAAACTATCCTATTAGCGGCTTTACGAGAGAAGAAATAATGCTCTCTATTCGCAAGGCAATGAAAACTAAAACAAAGTTTGGTCTGACCTATATTACCAATGAATCAGCCGTAGGTCCTACCGAAAGAAAATCAAGATGGGTGGTAGAACCATAGACTACCACCTATCTTTTTGTCGGTTTGTTTAGCTTATAATACTTCTCATAGAGAGCCATAGCTTCATTATAAAGCCTTGGCAAAACCTTTTTGAAGTATTTATTGTTAGACCAATAATTTTCGCTTAAATGGGCTATAATATCAGCTAAACAATTATGCAAACTCGATGCGAAGTAATCGACGTCGTGTCCTAACATTCCCTGTATCCAGTTGTGGTCTTTGTCGATAGCTTGCAAAGTATCAGAGATTTTGCCAAATTGTTCCATTACATCATACGTTTTGTCTTTTACGAGTTTGAGCTCTTCAAATAGTCTATCAGCGATTTTCCATTGCGAAACACCTTCTCCATCTACGTATCTATATTCGGGCTTGTTGTAGTCAGCAAAAAACCTTTTATAAAGATTTTTGAAGTCTGCATTTCCTTCCCAATTACCTTGTAATGCGGCTTTAGCGTGTCCGTATTCGTGATATTGGAGACCCTTGCGATACCATTCTGAATTTAAGATTCTTTCCTTCAGACCATCGAAGTCTATTCGCACATGATTGTATTTGCTCCAAAAGTATGCTTTGTTTCCGCTAAGGCTAATACAAGGAACAAACTTGTCAAAGCTATCATAAAACTCTTTCTTTCCGAGCCATTTGGTCGGACTCAATCCAATACCTCTAAAGCCTTCCACGATGGTATGAGGTGTATTGAAGGATAGCTTATCTAAGCCATACGCAATCAGATCTTGATCCGAAGACAGCTTGTAGATGTTGTACGCACCCTCTATCTCACGATAAACCCTTTCGTAACCTCGGACATCAATCCTTGCAGTTTCTATAGTCTTGATATAATCATTGAAGCGAGGAATCCATCTTGTAGGAATAATACTCAAATCTGCTGTTCTCAATTCGTTCAGATGGGTAGCAGCTTCCATGACCTCCTTCAAGCCGTTATGATACTCGTCAAGAAAGACCTCATAAGCCTTGCCCCAGCCTTCTGTTATGCGAGCCGATTCTACTCTTATCCAAGAATTGACATTATCAATGTTTGGTCCATATAGATTTTGCATGAGTTTCTTACCTGCCATAACTGCTTCCTGGTCGTCTAATGCAGTCTCCAATTCCCAATCATCGAAATCATCTATTAGCTTCTTAGGCTTCAACGGAATAGAACGAAGGTCTTGCAGTTCCCTACGAGCTTCATCATAGGTAGCCTTCAACTTTGGTTTTATCTTGCTCACTGGTTCGAATTGTGTAGGAGTGATATTTGCAAACTTGTTAGTTATACCATCCCTCCAATCACCGAAATCATAGCTATAATCGAACTTAGCTAGATAACTTTTCTTTGTTCTGTCGAAAGACTCTACAGCTTGACGAACCTTATCATCATACTTATCGAACATATCTGACAAAACAGAACGTTCACTATCAGTCAGCATTCCAAAACTCTCTTTAAATTGATGTGTAGTGAGGAATTTTTCAAAGCTTGATATATCAACTTCATAGGCTTTAGCATTTCGCCTTAATGTTGCTATGTCAGAATTATCTACATCTATGTTGTATTTCAATAAGTCTCTGTTCTTCCAAGCAAGCTTTATGGCTTTTTCGTCTCTGTCAGCATGGCGGTACTCAGCCGCGTCCTCAACGGACAGGTGCCAATACTTTCTGTTATCCTTCAAGAAGTATGGAAGTGTTTCAGCTTGCCCGATTCGGCTGCGGTTATTGCGTACCCAGTCATTAAAGTTCTTTGGGGTGCGAGAAATCATAGCTGACTTCTGAATGGAAGGAGAACCATAGTACTCTTCATCGCTCATCACAATAGGTACAACATAACACATGCAGTTAGGATGCCAACCTAGAAAGACAAAGTCTTTTGGGTATATTCCCAACAAATCATCACAGATGTCGGGTGCAGGGTGGCGTTTACTCAATTTAATCTCATATCCCAAGATGAAGTCAAATTGTTGCCAACGTGTCTGCTCTGCCTTTCGGTAAGCCATGTTTATCTCGGTTCTTGCCAAACGTATAGAAGCGTATTGGCAATTCGCGCATGTAGCGGCTTTTCCGAACTTTTCTGCATAATCAGCCTTTAATGAAGGATAGTCTAACAGATACTTACTGATTCGCTTGCTGAGAACAACCGCAGACTGTCCTCTTTCTATTGCAGTTGATATGGTATGCTCCAACTCCTTTTTCAAGGCTTGTGACTGATACCATAGTTTCTGTGAAACAGACAACCCCTTATCAACCCTATTCTGAAAAGCCTTCAAAGCATCTGAATTAGTTTGGAAATACCTGTTGTACTTATCTCCGCCCTTCTCAAAATCATAAGCACGAAGTACCTTTCTTGCAAGTAGGTCCTGCATGATGTTACTTTCTTTCCACTCATTTGTGGTACCTGCATAGATGAGGTTATTCATCTGTGCAGCATAACTAGTCATAATGCCATTGATGGTTTGTTTCAGTTCTGGATAGTCCCCAAACAAGAACTCCGCAGAACCATCATAACCGACACCATCTATAGCAGTAGCAACTTGGCTAGCGATTCTATCATAAATGCTCTGAACTTGTGCCACGTAGTTAACTAAGCGTCTGTTCAGAGCATCGTATGCTTTCTTTTGATTGGGGATATTTGGTCTCATTTATTTCGGCTTATAATGTTCGTTTACACATTCCCTTTGATAGAGGATAGCAAACTCCTCATAAGGGCAAGTGCCCAACGTTGGCTCTCCCGTAACACTAAGATTACGTGGATTGGAAACGTGGGCACATAATTTGCAGAACTGAGGTTCTTTTGGAATAGGCTTAACCTTCTTCTTTGGAGACATAGCAATTAACCTTTACCTCTACAATCGTATTGCCATCCTTCTGATATACTCTCTGCTTCATGATCTTGGATTCGATAGTATTGAGTACATCTTTCTTTGCCTGTGCGAGAGTTTCCTTTGTTATCTCATGCAAAGCTTCTCTCATGGACTTGACATGATGGTCTCGCTTGTAGTGGCGAATGTAATTTTTGTCGATACGATAAGCCTTGGCACATACCTTTGGCTCTAGGATTTCTTTCTGTTCGAAGACAGTTACACTGATAGGGTAGAGTCTTCTAGCTAACTTGAATAGCCAAATTGCGATTTTTTTCTTCATAACTTGTGCAGTTTATTGCGTTTATATTGTTTGTTCACCCATAGCAAAAGCAGACTGCTGTACTGCTGCCGCATTAAGTTCATCCTGTCGAATATCCTCCATTGTCTGCTGAGGGTCTTGCGACTGCCCAAGCTTAACGATGGATTCAAGCTGACTTTCTACCGGCTTACCACCATTAGCCTTTTGTCTGATGGTGATGTCGTAGCTCTCATCCTTTGGTATGTAAGGAGTGATGATGTGGTCGCAGGTGACGTTATCTATCTCCTTTTCCCATTTTGGATTCATGACCTTCAAGAATGCCTTGATTACATTGAACTCTCTTTCAAAGAACTCCTTGAAAGCGCCCGATTCCATGCGAACTTTAAGATGTGCATCTGTGAGCAACGTCTGTCTTGCATCGTAGCCGATATTACCAAGAGATTTCATATTCTCAAAGCTAATATCTGGCATTTGAGAAAGCATCCAGTACAATCCGAGGAGGGTTTTATTCTGACCGCTAACCGCTTCTTGCGACTGATTCCATGATACGTATGAAATATCGCCATCATTCTCGACTCTCCATATACGCAAACTTTCTCCCTTTTTCTCCTGTCCGACTATGCCACCCTTGACTTTTGCGATTGGTGCAGCGTTATATGCAATCACGTTGCTATTGCGACTGACATTATACTCAAATTCACTTCGGATATTATCAAGCCCCTCGTAGATGGCGTGAGGTCGAGACAGGTATGCTCCAGGAATCTTATGGATGATGATTTCCTCACCACTCTTAGTGTTTCCATCCTCATCAACTTGTGCAGTTACTTCCTCCCACATTTCACCAAGGTTACTTTTCTTCCAAATGAAATGATAGTTTTCTGTAAAGGTCTCGAAGAATGTTATCGTCTCTTTATCGGAAACGGTCTTATCATACTCAAACGACATAGCTTGCATATCATCATACTCATCAATGATAGGGTACAATCTTACTCCATCCATAGGGGAGAAGGTTTTGCACTTCAACTTGTAGTTTGATTCAAAACCATATAGAGAGTTATGCTTCTTAACAGAATACCAGATGGTGAAGATTTCACAGCTTGCGAAATAGGCTAGTCCACGTTTGTAGTTCATGTTGTCAATATGAGCACTATCGTAGATTTTTTCTAATGCCTTTTGGATTTCCCTCTGAATATCATTTTCTGGAGTGTTGTACTTTCTCTTAACTGGTATAGAGAATGTAAATTCTGTTATTCTGTTTGTGAGCAGCTTTTCAAGGGCAACCGCTATACGGGATGATTTTTCACCATTGTCTTTATCACGAAGGCTTATGGTATCTGTCATTACCTTATGGCTTGCTGGCTCATATAATCTCAAAAGATAACTCCACAAAGGGACCATTACAGTCCTTCTGCGTAGCTCTTCTATCTTTTGGCTGATAGTATCAGTTTTCTTGAGTATTTCTTCGATGTTCATATCTTTACTACTTTTGGTGCAAAGATACTAAAAATATTTAATCAACAAATAGATTTAACCAAGAAATTGCATATTTATTTTCGCTTATAGAGCTTTTTATGTTTTTTATGATAATGAATAAAGGCGATACAAGCAAATCCGCTTATACCGCCTTAGATAGAGCAATAAAATATCTTATGCAGGCATTAGTAATTGTGCCTTTTCTTTGTTCACGATTTCTAATACCATTTTAGATGCCTTGTTTACGTCTGTCAAAACAGAAACGATGAACTTTGGTTGCTTTTTAAGCTTGCTGATCCAACCATCTAGGTAAGCAGCGTTATTATCTAAAATGCGACTGCTAAAGCCTAGGACATTTCCGATAAGAGCTGCTCCAAGCTCCGCAACCAACTCTTCTCTTGCATAGTCCTTTTCTCCTTTCTCATTCTCAAACCCTCTATTCAATCTAGACTTGTGACCTGTTGAGTGAACCATTTCATGTAGAAGGGTTGAGTAGTACTCCTGTCCATCCTCGAATATCTCCTGCTCTGTATTGCCCTTCTTGAACTGACTTTTAAGTGGTGTTGTAATATCATCTACCCCAACTCTGTAAAAAGCTCCACTTGAATACTTGTCATAGCGGATAGGGCAGAGCCACTTCTGATAAAGGAGCATATCATCAATTTTCTCGTTGACGTACATACCAGCCGTGTCTGTCGGCAACTCATTCTTATCTTTGAGACTGAACTTCTCCTTCAACTTCTGCATTGTCTTAGGTGCTATCTCTTCGAGGTTGGTTTGACTGAGGTTGAACACGTTGTAGCTCTTCAAGAAAGGCTGGACTTTGCAGTCTAGTTGGGCTGATCGAGTCATTCCATTGTAGCTGTCTTCTGTTATTTTGTTTCCATTCTTGTCTTTGTACTGAATGGACCAAAACAGAACAGGGAAGCTTTTCTCTCCTTTGTTCACACTAGCTCCTAATGCCTTTATCTGATTGAAGGTAGCAAAGATAGGATATTTGAATCTTTCTTCGTCCATCATGCAGAGGAACAGGAAGAATGAGTTCATTCCATTATATTCACGTCCTCCGAGGTTCACAGGGTTTCCACCATAAGATGTGGTGAACCACCCCATCTTCCAATCTCCTGCCTTCATCTTTTGCATTCGTGAAATCATCATTTCTGCGAAATGCTCTAAAACGTTGTCTGTCTTCATTGCTCTTACTTTTTATATGCAGTTATTATAACTTCTTGCCATACATTCTTGCTATCTCATCGTAGATATATGCTCCGCTTGTATGAGGACTGCCAAACAACCCAAGAATGCGGTTATCTACAGTGATGCTGTTTGTCTTGACGACAACTCCGTTTTTGATGTGGTCGCAATAAACTTCATTGCCGATATGGTAAAGCTCCATCTTGCGATTATAGCAATCTGTTCCAATGTACTCCTTACTCATGGCGACCTCCTTTCTTTTGAAGTTGCACCCATGCGTAATACATTTTGTTGAAGTAATCTAACCTCTGAAGGATTTCATCCTTGTTTAAAAAAGAACTTATCATGTCTGAATAAAAAATACCAGATTTTTTATCCAACATAGTGATGTCGATGAATCTTTGGTTAATACTTACTGATATGGTATTGTTATGTATTCTGCTAACCTTTACCAATACAGCATTAACTGCTTTCTTAAAGTGAATGTTTGTTCTGTCTAACATTTCATTGCTCTTATTGTGACTAGTTGGTTGGACCAGTCGTTACCTTTTTATTTACTTAATATCTAAAAATTTAGAAACCTTACTAACAATTCCCTTTGCTGTTGAACATGTTGAAGCGGTTTCAACAGCCACGCTCTTGCCATCTTCCCAATAGGTAATCTGGATTCTCAACTTGTTACCATAGAAGCAGTTAACTACATGCGCTCTAAGATTACCCTTACGAATGTCACCTTCGAAATAGTTATAACCTCCATCAAAATCACTTGTAACTGCTGCTACAACCTCAGCTTTGTTTGATACGTTTATTGTCTGTTTCATTGCTCTTATCTTTTAATTGTTATTATTTATTTTTGATGGTGCAAAGATAGTCATTTTTTGGCATTTGACCAAATTTTAACCACATTATTTTTCTTGCTTAACTTTATATAACTTATTGATAACTAGAGCGTTAAATAAAGCCTATTTTCCTCTATATAAGGCTAAATCCGAAAAATGATATAAGGATATGGGGAAGAAAATAGAACAACTTAGAAAGGCTTATGTGAGATTTTTGCCGTTTCGTTAACTTAACTAATGTTACCGAAAACTACAGGAAGCTAATTTGACAAAAGATAGTCAAAAATACCTTTTAACATGATGTTACGGAGTGTTAATTAGGCGGTTTGTCACCTTTTCTTGTTAGCAACTTCCTTAATTCTCGCACCTCATTCCTCAAATCAGCGTTTTCTTTTCTGAGTTGCGAAATGAGGTGCTTATATGATAGTTCTGTTGTCTTGTCCATATCACTTAAACTTAATGATGAAAAAATCATGATCCAACCACTTGCCTGGACAAAGACCTTTCTTCGGCTTGCCGATGGTGATACTCTCAATCTCCTTCACAACCTTTGGGCTATCGTCATAGTAGCCATTTTTGAAGAGTACGTAGGTAAAGGGTACGAACTTCATAGTACCATCATCCAACCATTTCTTGATAGTGTCGGTATCTATAAGCATTTCCTCGTTCTTTCCTATGTGGAGTTTTTTGTACTTATCGAAATCTTTGCACTCCTCATCCTTGATAAGGAGAAGACGACTCATCCAAAAACCTTTAATCACCCGATACTCCTCTGTCTTCTCGCCTGATAGAATCATGTCGAACCATTGCTTGCTGACGGTGAGGGTCAGAACTTCCTTCTTATTCCAATCAGCGACAGCTTCCTTCAAGTACTTATCCATTACCTTTGTCAACCTTTCCATTCTTCTCTTTCATTTTAGCTATGCGTTGATTATAGGCTTCATAGTCCTCTTTACTAATCTCAATAACGCTATGTATGAGAGTTGTACCGCTAACCATATTATCCTTGAATTTCTCTTCTACGTCCGTGATGAGGTTCATGAGAGGATAGAAAACTATATCCTTCTCTTCACCTTTAACAGAGCTCGTAACTGAGGTATAGGTTAATTTGCCATCCTTACGCATGAAGGCGGCTACTGCGTAATAATATCTTTCTCTTATCATAATCATATTTTTTTAGTTTATTTGCACTACTTAGTATATCTCTAATCTCGAAAGGAGTTTTGCCAGCCAACCTGGTAAAGTAATTCATCAGCTTGCGAGAATATCTTTCTGTAATCTTTTCAGCCTTTACGATACGATGGTCAACTCTGCCATAACCACCACCTTTGCTAGCATAATACAAAGCCCATCTAGGCTCCCAGTATTGCTTAATCTTAGGCAGCTTTTTCGATACATCTAAACCATCCAATACCATCCTTAAATAGTGAGGACTTCCGTAGCAACGTTTCATTATCTTCTTAGCTAATCTAACCTTCATACGCTATTACTATTTTAGTTCATCAAAATCAAGCCACTCTATTTTATCGTAGCACTCGTATAGAACTTCAATACGCTGTGTTCCGTCTCCTCTTGTGACAATCCATACATCATCACTCATTGCTCCGTAGTGAAGAGCCGTAGGATTTACGCCACCTCCACTATATCGGAACATCACCCACTTTCTTAATGGTGGCTTATCTTCTTTTAAGTCGTGCCATAATGATGCCGCATTCACGTAAGGAACGTTTTCCGTATCCCAATCGGTAACACCAACCTTTTCTGTACTGAACGTTACTCCGTTAAGCTCATTGTAATCTACCTCATCTTCGTTGCTACAGATGTTGAGGTAAATCTTCTTTGGTAAATTCTTTACTTTCATAAGCTACTTCTTTTTCCAATATTTACCAATTAAATAACCGATAACTCCACCCATAAAAGCTATAAACAGAACAGCTAGGGTAAGTATAACATAAAATCCAAACATAACTATTCTTCTTTAAGTTCTACTGGCTCATCGCTAAAAGATAATTCTCTTCCGATGAGCTTTTTGATACTTCCATGAGGTATAAGAACACAACCACCGATACCAGAATATGTAGGATTCCAATATCCATATTCTCCATATCCACTTCTGTATGGTTTCTTTTCAAAAAGAAATTCCTTACCATTTGCATTAGTTGCTACCCATGCCATAACTATATCTTTTTAAGTTTTATCTTTATAGCCTTCAAATTTCTTTCACCTTCATCCCAGAAGCATGAACGTCTAAGATAGAAAGGTTGACCTTTAAGCCAAGGGAACTTATCATAAAAAGCCTTCCATTTAGCCTTTCCTGCCTTCAAAGAAGGCACTTCAATACAACTTCTAGCATAGCAGCTACCAAAGACTAATGTATTATCACAAACGTTTTTATCCATAACTATTCCTCCAACTTCAATTCTGTTCCACCATTACGACTTTCCTTCAGAAAGTCATTAACTTCTTCCTTGTAGCTATAACCACAATCCTTCTGAAGAGCCTTTATCTTCTTATAACCGATACCAGCTTCTCGGCAAAGTTGTGCTGCTAAACTATAATCTTTGATGTAGCCAATCACATTTTGAATAACTGACCACTGACCTCGCTCAAAGTCTGTAACGCTATCATCTTGTGGAATATCCAATGCTTTGTGGCACAATCCACACACTCTTACCATTTCTTTTTCAAGCTGCTCAAAGGAGTACTGTCTCCAGTGATATGTAAGGTAGTATGCACTACCCAATGCTTCTTTAACTTTATTCTTCATAACTATTCCTCCACTTTTACACCGAAGGGAACGCCGTCAGCAAAGGTACTGTATTTAAACGTTGCATTAAAATCATCGTCTTCATTTACATGCCAAACTTGTTCGTACCCAGAGTCTGTTTTAACCCACCCGAAAGGCTGGTGCTTCAACATTTCCTGCCAACACTCTTCTGCGTTGGCAAAAGGTCTGTAGATAAACTCTTTTTTGATGCGGAAGTAGCTAGGTTTTTCTTCCAAAAATCCCATTGGTAAACCTTCACTTTCTGTTATATCACGCCAACCACTAGTAACGGAATTGTATTGGATATTCTTTCCTTCAGCGTATGCCTGGACAATAGGTAGCAACTGTTTTGCTTGATTTCTATCCATATTCTAATCCTCCAACTTTTTAATTAGTAAACTACTTTTCTTACTAAATGGCTTATAACCATTATTCAGATACCATTCGAAAACAAAACTATCGGATTCATCTTTATTAAAGTCCAAGCCGATTGTTTTCACTCCATTCAACTTAGCTTGTTGTTCTGCTAGTTGTAATAGGCGTTGTGCAACGCCTTGCCTTCTATGATTGTTATCAACAAAGAGTGCATATATTAGGGCATCAGCTTTGGCGAAAATATCACTAACATATAATGGAATAGATATTTGAACAGAACCGAGATTCTTTTCATCAGTTATTAAAATTCTGATTTCATCCTTCCATGTCTGCTTTTGTATCATACTTAGTCCTCCAACTCTTTAAGTGCATCCTGCAAATTGACAATCGCTTTTTCAAGTTCTTTCTGTCTGCCTTCTATTACCTTTGTCTTTTCATCAAAGATAGCAGAACAGGCATATACAGAAGCAACTTGTATTTTAGCATACTGTATTTTCTCGATAGCTTTTTCTTTACTCATTGCTTATCCTCCTTTGTTTTACACGTTGCTTGGTCTCCTTCATAGTAAGGAGCACCGACTTTAGGTAATATCTGAGTATTTCTATTACAGAAACATTGCATAACCAAAGGTGCGTTTACCTTTCCACATCTAGGGCATATCCATCCTTCTTGTGCCATATTCTCTTCTTTTTGCCCTCTCCCTTTTACAGGAGAGGGTGGTAAATTATAATTCAAACTCTTTGATTACTTTAGGTAATTTATCGTACCCCATAGCTACATGATGCTTCTTGCAAGCATCAATAGCTTTTTCTTGAGTATCAAAATAACTAACACAGCGACAGAGATTTGTAGACTTATCTTCTTCAATGTATCTAAACTCAGTACCAAATCTGCTTCGTTTACCAACTAATGCTCTAAAGCCTTTTTCATCTTTTGTAATTCTATATTTCATAATCTATTTATTTTATCCTTTCGGATGGTTAGTTACTCTACTACTTTCTCTAAGGAAAAATAATCAATTCCCCAAGCTTCGTTTGTGTATTTATAAGGTTCTCCGTTTTTCTTTATTTTTCGGATAAGAAAATGAACCTTGATTTCATTCTTGCCAAGAGACATAGCATCTTTTAGACGTTCTATGAGAAAGATATTGCCATTTTTATCTTTCACCTTGTCACCTTCCTGAAAAGGTAACAAACTTAGGAAGTCGTTCATTATATCATTCTTCTTTTTGCGAAGCTCTGATATTTGTGAATCCGCCATCTTTAAACAACCCTCTATATTCTGTAATTCGTTGTATAATTCTATTTCTGTCATATTACTTCTATTATGCCCGAAGGCGTTAAACAATCAATCCATTAAATTTTCAACCACATTTGACAGCTTCCTTGCTTTGTCTTGCAAGAACTTAGGAAGATTATCGAAATCAGAAGGCTTTAATCTTACGATACACAATATACCTTTTGCTATCAGTATTGATAGAATAAACAATAATACAACCATTGCGTATATAGGAAACTTTATAATTGCTATTATTCTTTCCATACCTACACCTCTATTTCGTGATTAATACCAAGACCGAATAGAAGGTGCTGAAGTTCATGAACAAATTGGATAGGTGGCATTATCTTTTCTCCATTTGCGCACACAACAAAAATTCTGTTTTTATAATCATCAATATCTGGATATAGAGCTATAAAACCAATCATATACATCTTGTATGGTAACAGGTAATGTATTAGTTTATCATTTGCTTTAAGTATTTCCTCTGTTAAAGGAATACCATGCACCATATCTTGACTTTTTGATACTATATATACATTGTTATCGAAACTACCATGTATATATTCGCTGACTTTAAAATTAGAATCCGCAAAACCATAGCCTACAACTTTACATAATTTTCCATTTGCAAATATCAAGTCTCCTGGTATATAATCTACATTATTCATACGCTTTACTTTATGATTTAGCATATAAGACATATCGTGTACTTTGTGACACATTTGACAAACATCTTCAAGACTTCTTGTGTCCCAATCATAATACATTCTTCCATAACTTTCGGTTATTACTACAACCTGTTTGTCACGGAGGATTCGCCATATCATTTTCAATTTCTGTTTCATACGCTTTACTTTTTAAGTTTCTCAATCAATGCCTTAATCTCATTATAGGCAAGAATATCTGTGCTTCTACAGAGGTTTCCGATATTCTTCAACTCCATGATTATCTCATGGTTGGTAGGCACACCATGCTTCTTTCTTACCCATTCGATGAACTCTGGAATTACAACGTTATAGGTTTCCAAAGATTTACCCTCTCTATTATTGTATGACAGAAGGTAGTAGGTTTTTCTTGTTAAGAACCACCATAAAGCGATTAATCTGTATTTGATATTTAATAATTTCTTTTTCATGTTCTTTACTTTTTAAGTTTACTGAACTTATCCTTGTAAGGGCAATCATCGGCTACAGATTCCTTTTTCAAATCCTGCCATATCTTTATTCTTTGCCTAAAAGTTCTTCGTTGCCTATGTAAGATTACCCCCTTCTTCCCATAGATAATTCTTACCATGGAAAGTTTTGTAGGTATCATTTTCAAACCCTTCAAAGATAATATGTACATTTCCATCTTTGTTAACTAGAATGTCTCCTTTCTTCCATGCGAACTTAGTCCAATCTCGCATTTCTTTAGATGGGAACAATAGAGGTTCTGCTTCTGCATGATTAAAGTACTTGCCATCATTATAGAAAGAAGCTGATTCAGCATGGTGATTTACTACTATTATTGTATCTTCGCTGCATATTCTTGAAGTATATACATCTCCAAATAAGGGAGACCACAACTTCGTATTTACTGGTTTACCATTTAAGATTTTCGCTAAATTAATATTCTTTTCCATATCATTAATTTCTCATTATGTGACACTTAATAACCTTGTGAACCGCATTTTGCTGCGATTCGTTAAAACTATTAATGAACTGACGTTCCATTTCCTCGGGGAAAATCGGCTTTGTCGGCTTCGGCATAGTGAGGACGGCTTGAATCTTTGCCCCCCCATCCAAAGTAAGCAGACATCTGCGAGTAATCATTTCTCCAAACATCATATCCTTATCCGTTTACATAGTTGATTACGTGCTCCTGTGCTTGCTCATGCAAGTTATCAAAAGCGTCTTCTATAACTCTGGCTGTCTGATCGCCATTAAGGTTCTTCAGCATTTCGCCAACAACTTTTACCTGATGTTCTATAGGTAAAGAACAGAACTCTTCAACAAGGAAGCTTTTCTGATAATTGTAAGACATATCGTGAAATAAGTCTGATAAATCTACGTTTGCTTTATATACTGACATAATCTTAATCGAAAATATGATGGTTCAACTTTCTCTTTCTGAGGTTTCTCTTAATCACTTCCATATCCTTGTGGTCGTTAGTGTGGTCCGCAAGAAGCTTGATGATTTCATAGATGTCATTTGCGTTATCCTCCAGGTTGGCGCAAATATTCTCGTCACCGAAGAAACTCTTATTAAAGGGTTTCAAATGGAAGTAGTACTTTTTGGCTGCATCCTGCATCTGAGTGTAGTGCATCTTCTGCTCTTGCTTGTAGCGAACGCTTAACAGCCTAAACATGCCCTGTTCATCCTTGATGAGCTGATCTAATACATCTGTTACCATTGCAATCAAACAGCCATTGACCTGCAGGCGTTGAATAATCTTTTCCTGCTTCAAGCCAGATGTTACACCAAGCTCTGAGAGTGTAACCTTCAAATCGTTTACTGTAACTTTCTCTTTTTCCATTGTCTTACTTTTTAATTATCAAACCATAAACCTGTATATCTCCATTCCCATTGATGGCAAGTGTCATTAGGCTTCTTGCCTTCATTATAGCATATATCGGAAGATATGCAATTACTACATACATGTTTCATATCTTTTGTTAAGTCAATGTGAAATCGTTCAGTTCTTCGTAGACAACTTTAAGCCATTCTTTCATGTATATGATGGCATTCAATGCACCATATTCTTTTCTACGTTGTTTTGCTTTGTAAAGCATAGCTTCAATTGAAGCTACTTCGGATTTAAACGTTTCTTCGTATTTCATTGCTCTATATATTGTGGAGTGATGGTTAGTCACCCCATTACCTTTATGCTACGTCTTGAATCCATTCTTTAAGAATTGTACCATCTTCATTGAAGATATCAAGCTCTACTCCGTCATACTGAACTTTCTTGCCTTCGTCTAAAGCATTCTCGAAATCCAAATCTAAGATGTGCTTTACGTCACTGAATGTTTCTTGTTTTTGACTGAGTGGCTGATTTTCAAAAACAACATCTTCGTATGTGTTATCTTTGAACTTTGTTGCCTTAATAACGTACTTTACCTTTTTCATTGCTCTTATCATTTAATTGTTAAACTTATTTGTTGTTTAATTAACTGATGCAAAGATACAAAGAAATTTTGGATTGACCAAACGTTACTTTCTTTAATCGCTTTTTAGCAACTTTATTTAACTTTTAAACCGCATAACTATCTGTAATTCAGATTGTTTTCTGCATAATGAATGCGTTGCCTTACCAAAACTTCCCCTACATCTTCAAGGCTGATTTCTCCTTTCTCGATTCGAGGATTCTCGCAGATTTTATAGATAACGGTGCCATCTATGCAGATAACAGGATATGGAGCCCCATCATCATTAGGACGATCTGAGAGGCAGACATGATGAGCTGCTTCATTAATACGCTTCTCGAAATCTTTCTGTGATTTCAGTTTCTTTCTCTCCTGTTGTAATGATTGGTCGCCAAGAATTTCAGCCTTGAACCAATCTGTAACGTCTTGTAACATCTTCATTGCTCTTTTGTTTATAGATTTATATACTAGTGCCTTTTACCCCACTTGATAGCGTTGTAAATGGCGTTTCTAAACATTCTTCTTTCCTCATCATTTTCAAGGAAGGTTGCTAATCTAGCTTGCTTTGTAGCAAACAAGAAATCTTTGTCTTCTTTAATTTCCATATCTACTTTCTTAATGATTTACCTGTGAAAGGAACAAACTTAGTGATGGCTTTTAACCTATCTATAGTTCGTTCTCCATATTTTACTTCGAGTTCGGTTGCAGTTAAGTTAGTGGTAATGATGAGAAGCTTTCCCTTTTGCTCTGCTGCATCACATAACTCAGAGAATGCGCATCTAACATTACCAAAAATCTTCGCAAGCTCTTCTGTACCAACATCATCAATACAGATGATGTGAAGTTTTAGAATATCGTCAATCTTTGTATTTAGCTCCTGGGCTGAAAAGATACTCACGATTTTTTTGCAAGAGTCTTGGAGTAAGAGCGGTAGAATATGCTTTGCTATTAGTGTCTTTCCGAGACCGCACCCACCTGTAATAAGAAGTCCCCTGCCTTCGTTGTCAGACATCCAATCAACAATAGGGCGATAATTCTTCTCCATCCATTTTGCATGAGATTCCTTGCCAAAGGTGTATCTTTTGACAAAATAGTCTAGACCTCCTCGTAGCCTTTGTTCGGCATTAGGAATCCTTATTCTCACCTTGTCAGCGAGAAACAAGGCTTCTCCTTTTTCGAACCTTTGAATAATTTGATTGAAATCTACATTCATAATTACCATCCTCCTTCGTTATAATCTTTGTTTTCCGAATTATGTAAAGCTGTGCCAGATTGCTTTGTTCCGAAGTCTTTATTTCGTCTTGCCCAATTCTGTAGCCTTAGATTTAAATCCCATGTTTTCTCAGTCTCACACCTCATCCTCGTTTTGGACTTATTCGTTTCTGACCAATAGTCATAGAACTTTCTGATCATATCCTTGCCATAAGTTGCAACATAAGGAACTAAATCTTGACCGAATTTTTTCTTTCGCTTTTCGGTTGCTGCTGCAATCTCCTCTTTCGTTTTCTTAGGCTTATCTTCCTTAGGTGCTTCTACTGGTTTAGTATCTTCATTCTTTAGCTCATCTTTAGGCTTATTGACCTCGGCTTCAAAATAGTCATCATAATTGCAGATAGTGATGATGGAATATAATCTTTCCGTATTCACTTCTATTAGCTGCATTTTTATTAGCTTTGACAAACAGGTTCTAACTACTTGTTTTCCTGCACCTATAGTAGTGCTGAGTTTTCCAAGACTAGTCAAAAACTGTCCTCTATGCTCGACTATCCCATCATGCTTTACTTCTTTCTCTTTTGCATTGTTGAGCAAATATAGAAAGAGGGAAAACATTTCGGGTTTATCGAACCAATCCCAATCAAACATGCTGCGAGGAAGTCTTATCCAATCTGCCATAGTTGTACAATAAAACCTCAACTTTCTTGTTTAGCTGCTTACGCAGGTGGAACCCAAACAATACTTATTGAGGTCTGAATATTTTTTATCCGAAAGTTCCACGTTTCAGAGATTTAATTTCTTCGGTGCAAAGATAATAAATTATTTGTTGATTAAATAATATTGCCGCTAATATTATCAAATATTAACTTTGATACCTTTGAGACTGCTAAGTTTCTTTACCTCAGCCGTATAGTGAACAATCATATCTTCTAGTTCACTATTAGTGAAGTGACATGTAGAATGCGCCTTCACGTTTAGCAAATCAAATCTTTGCTGCCCTATTTTTTGAATGAGGTTGCGTTGGTAGCCTATGAGGTGGTCCGCAGAGAAACGATTGCAGTTGTGCATACCATAACCATTCGCAATAAACGTGTGCGTTGATGTCTCCATCACTACAATCTCACGTTTGCCTAGATATTCAACTGACTTAACCTTGGTGTCGTACTGAGACTTCACGGATCCTAGTTTGTTTACGTCAAACTTATCAGACTTCATAGGTCGTACACGTTGCAGGAACTGTACTTTCTCTATGTTAGAGCCAGTCACTAGGTACTGGTATGCCCTATAGTTACTTTTTATATTACCTTGTTTTCCATCCATTCGCTGAGTGCAATACTTGCCATTGTCTGTAAACTTGGTAATAAGGTCTCGTATCCTAGAACATATCTTCGGATAATGTTCTGACTGGGCAACACCTATCCTAAATCCGTACCTAACACTTCCGTCATTCTCGAAAATGTTCTGTTGGCATAGGTGACCATCAGCATCAATCATCCCTGCTAACCAACCACTATCATTACTTTCGTCATGATGCACTACGTTGATTATCTTGCATACCGTTGTGCTAATTTCTCCCCAGTGTGGACCTGTCTTGTTGTTGCCATTTAACCTCTTTCCATTACACCAAAGGTCTTTGGTCTTCATCCACTTCATACGTGAACCTCTGTCACGAACCAACCACTTATGGTCAGCAGTAGTATCTACATGGTCACCATTCTCTAGTCTAACTCTGTACACATTTTGAATGTCACGATGCAGATGTGTGACAACTCCAGTTCTGTACTGGCGATGCTTATGTCTTCCTTCATTGTCCTCATCGAACGCAAAGAGGCAATCACCTTCTGATATTTCTCCTAGTGGTTTCCAGTTCAAATCTTCCATTAGGATGAGGGCATCGGGAGTGAGACAATACCTACATTCAGCATGGCAGTTATCTTCATTGAATCTAGTTGCCATGTGGAGGCGACTATGGAAGTGACCGCAGTCCACATCTTCAAAGCTCTTTATCTGCCCGCAGGATATACACCGAACATAACCATTATCCATAACATCACGCAAGCGGATATAAAGAGAGAATATTCGATCGAGCTTTTTAACCAAGTTAGGTTTGCTCTTAGAAGTAGTCTTTTTTACCTCTTTTTTTTCGGCTTGAGCCGCTTTTGGCTTGCGGTTGAAATAGTATTTATTCATAACCATAGGACTCTTTAATACAGCTTATTTCCGTGATGGTATTCTCTGCTTTCGTTATAACGCATCTTCAAGTTGATGTGCTGAACGAGGTCGATTCCAAGTGCTTCTGCCCATTCAAAAACGGAGGAAAGAATACTTTTATATAAGACACAGAACATTTCTGCCTTTACACTTATAGATGAGTTAAGGTTGCACGAAACGATAGTTCTAGTAACCATAATGGCATTTTCGGTAAAACTATGCTCTTTAGCATACTTAACCTCAGAGTCAAATGTGGAAAATCCGTCCTTTGCCTCAACATCACAAACACCCATCAAATCAAAAACACGAATACAAATATCTGCCAACTCGCTTTCTACTTTTCCCTCGATGGTATCAGAGTAGTATTTATTGAACAAACTGCCACCATGGTCGTTGGCAAGTACGGTTTTAAGACCTTCTTTGTCAAGGTCGTCCATATAGTTTCCTTTGCGGTCAGCTTGTACGGCTTCTGCTACTTCTGTGCAGACCATCATCAACCAATGCGCATTAGACTTTTCTTCTTCATGCCATCCATGTTTGACAGCATTATCGTAGGCTTTTTTAACCCACTCATTAATCTGTTTTGCTTCAATTTTCATAATTTAAAAACTTACGTTAGTCAATTGTTTGCCTAAAGACTTGATACACCATCTTGATGAACCTTGCACCTCTAGGTCTATTCTTAAATCAGAGACTTTTCCGAAGGAACGGAAACTACCGCCAAGGTCGATTATCCATCCGTCTTTATCCTTGAAAGGTCTGATAGCTCGTCCCACCATCTGATAGTAGAGACTCAAAGACTTCGTTGGTCTTGCCAAGATAACCGTGTCAAGTGCGGGATAATCAAATCCTGTGGTGAGAACTCCGACATTAGAGACAACCTTTATGGTGCCATCCTTGAACTTCTCCAAGATAGCTTCACGTTCTTTCTTTGGAGTCTCGCCTGTAACGATTGCAGAATTAATACCTTTCTGTTGCAGTTTATCTGTCAATCTTTCCGCTTCTTCCGTGAATCGAGTGAAGACCAAAACTCCTTTTCTCGGTATTTTATTCTTTGGCTTCAATACACGTAGGGTAGTGGAAGTAAGCTGATCATAGAATCCGCTTCGTTCATATTCCAACTTTAGTGAGTTTTCATCAAAGTCATTTCCTGTTGAGTTGGCATGCACATTAGACATATCTAGCTGAGTGCAATCGAAGTATCTCAAATCGGCAAGATAACCTTTTGCAAGCAATTCTGAAATCTGACAATAGTACAGAACCTCATCGAATATTCTTGGTCTAGTTCTCGTAAGGAACTTTAGCATCGAGTTGCCATTAAGTCCCCTTCCTAGTCGATATGGTGTTGCTGTTAAGCCGATAACCTGTCTATCCGCGGCTTCGAAGAAGGTTTTGTATTGTCCACCTTTAGCATTACAAAGATGACATTCGTCAACCATTACGTACTTGAAGTGCTGAAAGTCTTTCATGTGGTTCATAACGCTTCCGATGGTGGCAAAGGTTATTCTGTTTATATCCTTGCAACCAACAGAAGCGGAATATACTCCACAATCAAAAACACCATAGCTTTGCAGTTTAGCGAAGTTTTGCTCTAGAATTTCCTTTGACGGACAAAAGATGAGTAGCGGACTATCCAGCTTACTTGCAATATCTGCAATTACAAGCGACTTACCTGCACCCGTAGGCAAGATAAGAAGTCCATTCTTCTTAGTCTTGCCTGTGAACGCTCTGACGGCAGCATCACTTGCTTGTTTCTGATATGGTCTGAGTGTGTACATGATTACTCTTCTTCATCATTACCATCCTCATTCATCATCGTCACCGAAAGGAAGGTCATTATCATCAGTCTGCTCCTCAGCCTTTGTTTTTGGTTTTTCAACTTCGGGGAACTCGATGCCGAAAACTTCCTTCATAGCTTGCTGATTGACATCTTCCTGGCTCCACAAGCCGCTTCTATCCCAATCTGGAATTTTCTGAACCTTGCAAAGCTGGAACTTATCATCTACCCAAGCAAAGAAGAGGTAATGACCATTGAGAGCAATACGAGCGGTCTTAGTAGAAGGTAAGCGGAAATCCGTGATGCCATTCTTAACTCTTGCTGCCAAATCACTGACTTCAAGAAGTGCTGATGCGTATGCTTCTTCGGCATTCTTCTTCATCGTCTTGATCTGAGCAAGAACGGTTTCCAACTCTTCCTTGCGCTTTGGCACATCATTCTCCTGCTTGATGCAGTACTCTTCACGGATAGCGTGAATCTCGAAATCATCATACTTGCGGTCAACAACCTCATTGTCTGGGAAGAGAGCATTGAACTTGTCATGCAGAACCTTGATAGGTTCGTCTGCACTCTTTGCACCTTCGCAAAGTACCAACACGTCCTTGAACATTTCTTTCTGAGCTTCTGTCAAACAAAACTCAATCTTCTCTGGTCTGTGACCATCCAAATCTGCTAACATAATATTTTCTGTTTTAAATTACATAAATTCTTTACACTGCTCAATCTGCTGTTGAGCAAAAAATAACATTTCACCTTCATGAGGTGAAGGAAGGTAAAGCCCACACTGAGCACTACTATAATTTCTGAATCTTTCTATTGCAGTTGTCATTTCAGCCTTATCGAGTTCAGTACTACTTCTAATGTAGGTAATTTCCTGTCCCCTTCTATTAATTCGCTTTCTCTCGAATATATCCCTGTTGCATATCTTCTTAAAAATATCAAACTTAACTTCTTCGAGGGTAAAACCAAATTCAGAAGCAAAGTAACCTAACAGACAATGCAGGTAGCTATTCTGAGCCAAAGAACGTTGAGTGTTCTTTTTCTTCAGTTCAACGTATTCATTCTTCAGAACCATCTGATTACAGGCTTCCTTGAACTTCTTTCTATCGTAAACATTCTTCAAATTATAGAGTGCCATAGTCTAAGTTTTAAAATGGTAAATCATCATTATTACCTTGAATAGGGTTTCCGTTCGCATCTACGGCGGGGGGAAAATTAGAAGCTGATGCTGCTCTTGCAGACTCCATAGCTGCTTGTTGTGCGCTTTGGCATGCCCCTTGTGTTGGTGTTGGCTGATTTCCGTTAGCCGCTTGTGCGGTCTGATTTCCACCTTGTTGCTGATTATAACGAGATTGATATTTCTCGATTTTATAACCTTGAACGTTAGTGAAGTATCTGACTTGCCCATCTTTCTCTGAGCGTGAACCATTCAAGGAGAATGATACCGTCACAATATCACCCATATTGAAGCCGTTCAGATCATCAACGTGATTGCCTGTAAACTCAAACTTTGGATAGTTTGCTCTCTCTATCTGCCCTGTGAACTGGTTACGATAGGAGCAATCCAAGACAAGCTCTCTTTTTTTGAAGACTTTGTCTTGATAGGGAATACTCTCCGTATTCCCTATATGCTGAATAATTCCACTAATCTGAAATGCCATTTTTACTGAACATTAAAAGTGATACCATTGTCACGCATGAAGCGTTCCAAACATTCCATTGCCTCTTTTGTACCGGTACAAACGTAAGTACGTGTCTCGGTTGGAGTAGGAGGTGCAACCGACTGTCCCATAGCGGCAGCGAAAGCATCCATGGCATCTTCTTCATTAGAAGACATCTTACCATTCTTCGGCTGCTCTTCCTGTTGTTCGGCTGCATTGTTCTCCGCGACTTCCTTCTGAGGTGATGTTGGAGGTGTTGCAGTTTCTTTCTTACTAGGGGACACTGAGCTAGCACGCTGTTCTTTCAGCTTGTTTGCGTATGCGATAGTCTCCTGCAGATTGAGATTTTCCTTGTATCGGGCGGCAAGTGCATCGTAATCTTCTGCAAACAACTTCAAGGTTTCGAGGTCTTTCTTGATGTTATCAACCTTTTCAGTGATAGCCTTTTCGATAGACTTCATTGAAGTTGTCTTGTTGAGCCATTTTGCATCAAAGATGAGGTCTAGTTTGATACCGATGGTTTCCACTCCACATTTCTCAGCAAGCTTTTCAATCTCTTCTCTCTTAGCTTTCTTGGTTCGATTTTCATCTTCTTTGATTACACCATCAATGAGAGATACCGCATTCTTGATAAGCTTGCACGTATCGTTACAGGTTGTCTTGAACTCCTCAAAAGGTTTATTCCAAACCTTTTCAAGCTCCTTGCGCTTATCGTCAAGTGCTTTAGCTGCCTTGTTGAGTAAAGCCTTGTCTTCCTTGCACTTTGGAATATCATCGGTGCTATAGTTGCTGATGTCATACATAGGCAAAGCCTTTTCAACTCTAGCTTTAACCTCTTTGATATTCGTGGTAAGCTGACCGATAGTTTCTTTGCTTACCACCAATTGCACATCCTTTTCTTGGAGTGCAACGATATTGGTGTTCTTTTCTTCTGCCATATTAAACCAAATTGAATATTTTCTTGTCTGTTATCAAATCTCTGTTTTCTTGAATGAAACTAATCAATCCTTCGCAGTGTTGAGTGAGTAGAGGAATATCCCTTTTAGGGTTAAACGTATAACTCTCTGTGTAGTTTCTGTAATACGTCTTTCCGATTTCCGAGATATTGTATTCGAAGTCGTAAACATCACAACCATTCTTCATGAGGGCATAAGGATAGACCTTATGTTGCCAGTGTCTCTTGTAATTGCCAACCGCATACTGACGTGTTGTTTTCAGATCATGAGTGCAGAACGGCATAAGGTAATCAATATACCCATACAGCATTACTTTGCCATACATGGTAGGCAAGACAGCTTGTATATAAACCTGTGGCAATGCTCCTTTATAGTAGGCTGCATAATGTCGGACTAGCTGAATAGGGAAGCAGAAACTTCTGCCGTTCAGCTTTGCTTCTACACCGACAGGAACCCTTTTGCTATACGGATATTCTTCTACTTCTTGATAAATGGTGTGAATATCCATATTCTCCGAGTTACGATGAAGGACCATACAATCAATAACCTCATTGAATGCTGTGCCTTTGTCAGCAGCTTCACTATCGAATGGTACTCGATTTATCTTATCTATTAACGATTGGAATTGTATCTTCTTGAACTCTTCTGGAGTATGGGGTGGATTTTCAGACCATCCCCAATACTTACTCCAAATGATGTCACTATCAAGGTAGTTCTGATACGCATCCAAAAGCGTCGCATAGAACCTAAACTTGACTACTTCCATAGCTTATGCTGCTTGTGGGTCTTCGTATTGCTTGGTCTCCTTATTGTAAACCAACTTCAATGCACTTACCTTCTCGGTGAACAGACTTCTTGCATGAAGAATGATGGAGTTACCCAAGTTTGCATAATCTTTGATGTGCTCGATGAAATGGTTCGCTCCCTGCGCATCTGTAATCAACTGAACACTCTCCTTAATCTCTTCAAGAGCCTTATTGTACTCCTTGACCTTTTCTTCTTTCTGAGCTATCATAGACTGATAACGTGAGAGAATCTGAGTAGCGATGAAGTTGTTAGGGGCGGTTGGTTGTCCGTTTACATCGAGAATAACAGGAATCTGCATACAACCAGGAAGCTGACAGGTGTTCTTACCATCGTTACGACTTGTAGGGTCAAAAGTGATAGTTCTGATTTGCTGTCCATTCTCGCTTCTCATTTCAAGATAGCCAAGCAAGTCCAAATCAGTAACGATGTTATTGTAATTCTTCTCACGAAGTGCAGGGATATACACAGTACTTTCACCTTCCTTGCGTGTGTCACGATGTGCGACAAAAACGATGTTCTTGTTAAGCTGTGACAAAGATGAGGTGAACCATTTGAAGTCGTTATTGATGGTACCCCAATCCTGTATCTGAGGGTTGCGACCATTGCATCTGTAGGCGATGATGAAGTCAATCATCTTTCCAATCGTATCTACAACGATAGTATCGAACTCCTCCAAATCCTTCTTGTTATAGTTGAGCAAGTTGAGAATATCTTGCCAACTAGAAACCTGTACGATACCGACATTGTCATCCAAATGTGCGGTATTAACACGCTTGACACCATTATCGAAATCAAGCAACAAAGGCTTAGGTGCTGAGAGGGCAAAAGTTGTCTTACCCATACCTGCCTGTCCGTAAACCATCATTTTAACGTTTTTCTGAATAGCAATTTCATTGCTTCTTTTAATCATACTCATTGCTCTTAGTGCTTTAAATTATTAAAAAAATCCATTATCTTTAGCTAGCTTTACAAACTCGCCCTTATCGTGAACACCTAACTTGCAGTAAGCAGATCTGACATGCTGTTTTACTGTGTTTGGAGAGAGGCAAAGCTTGTCACCAACTTCTTCTTTTGTGAAACCTTGATAGATAAGGTTCATTACCCTTTCTTCGGCAGGTGAGAGTTTGGAGTTAAACTTTGGGCTGCAAATAATGCCTTCGTTCTTACATTCTCCTCGCAGTGGGCATTCAACTTTTTCAAAGTTAAGCCTGCCGAGATTATCAATATCGTAGGTGGTTGTATCAAGCTTTCCGAAGTTGCATTTACAGAATCTTCTGACTATCAAGAACTGATAATAAGGAACATTCATTGCACTCTTTTGATACTCCTTAGATAAAGCCTTGTAGGCTTCGGGGTATCTTTCTCGGATAGCATCAATCATTTTCTTAATGACTTCTGTATCTTTTTCCGAGAGAGCTTGATTTTCGGTACCATCCTTAATGAACCAAAGTTCATCATCAAACATATAAAACTCTACTGCCATAACTGTTCTTTTGGTATTCCTGTAATTTCAGACAGTTTTTCTATCTGCCAATCAACCATCGGTCTTGTGTTACCTTTTGTCCAGTTGCGGGCTGTAGTAAATGACACATCGCATTCTGACATGATGCGCTGAATGAAATCCTTCTTTGGGTACGAGGACTTTGGAAGGTTCTCGTAATAATCCAAAAGGGTCATTTTTTGCTTTTTTTCTTCACTTTTATTTGCCATACAAATAATTTTTTGTAATTTTGCATTGTTATTTCAATATTCACGGTGCAAAGATAAGAATAATATTTGTAATATCGGTACAAATCATTAAGAAATCTCTGTATTTTAACTTTTATTATACGTATGACAGCAAAAGAGGTTATTAATGCTATCCTTATGCAAGAAAATATAACTGGTTCGCAGCTTGCTAAGGATATGGGACTCAGTAGACCGCAAGCGGTTTATGATATCCTTAATGGTAAGGTTTTGAAGGTGAGTGCGAGAATGGCTAATCTTATCCATACGTCCAAGCCTATGTACAATATCGACTGGTTGTTGACTGGAGAAGGAAATATGCTTAATGATGATATTCCTGCGACTTCAATTAGAGCAGAAAAGCCAAATGAGCAAATAGATTCGCTTTCTGTCATAAATCGTCTCATCGAAATTAACGCACAGAAAGATATGGAGATAAGGGAGCTACGACAAGCATACGAACACCTGGCAAGATGTTTCGAGAAGCTTGCTAATGGGGAGACTATTACTCCTGCAGATAAAAAAGCGATTTCTATATAATTAAAATACACGGAAAAATCTATAGCGTATGAAACTTACGACAACGCCAACAGGCATGGCGATAACAAAGCGTTTCTTCCTTGCTCTTGATGTTGCTATCAATCAGCGTAAAGCCAGAGGAATACGTTCTTTTACGGAATCTCATAGTATCAACTATTGGAATTTCTCTACGTTTAAGAAGTGTCCAGATGGCAGAGCTATCAAATCTGAATGGCTTGCTTGGATTGTTGAAGATTATAACGTCAATGCCGAATGGCTATTGACGGGTGTAGGTATGATGTTTAAAACTCAAAATAACCCTTAAAATTTCGCTTATGAGACGATTTGTTTCTTTGATAGTAGAATTATTGGTTTGTTTGGCTTGTATGGCTTTAGAACCGCAAGAAATCGCCGTTGGTACATTTTCTATGCGTTTTGAAACGCAAACTGAGCAAATTCATTGGCTTTTTGGAGCAGGTGACTTCGTTGTCAACAAGGATGCCGAAGATTGCGATCCAATGCAAGTTGAGCACTCTATTTCTGTGAAGGAAGGTAAACTGACAATTGATGCAGGTACTGAAGATGAGCTATCCTTCAAGATAGCTTCTTGCAGTTATGAGGAAGGAAAAGTTTTTGCTGACCGAGGTGCTGTTGAAGTATACCGCCTAGTATGCCAAGAACTTGATGAGAACATTCCTTCAAAGTGGATTTCCATTATCACCATTCAGAAAGTTAAAGATGGAGTAAGAGCTAAAACCATCATTACCATTCCTCGGTATGATGAGTATGGAGTAATTTCAAGCATCACAATTTTGCATTAGAACAACCGCCCAAAAATTTCTCGCGCGCACGTTAGTATTATAATTATATATATATAATAATAAATATATATACTATAAAAGAAAGATACTAACTACGTTAGTACAAAAGAAAAGTTTTTGGGCGGTGTGTTAGTGAGTGTGTTAGCTGACTTTTTGAAATCTCTGTAATGTACTGATATTAAGTCTTTTATAGTGTGTTAGTAGTGTGTTAGCAAGTGTGTTAGATGGTGTGCATTAAAATGACAATATTTGTTACCAGTGTGTTAGCAGTGTGTTAGTTGCCTTTTTGAAATCTCTGTAAGTTATTGGTTTTTAGTTATTTAAAGTGTGTTAGCAGTGTGTTAGCAAAAATAGGTGGTGTGTTAGCTATTGTGTTAGTGAGTGTGTTAGCTGACTTTTTGAAATCTCTGTAATGTACTGATATTAAGTCTTTTATAGTGTGTTAGTAGTGTGTTAGCAAGTGTGTTAGATGGTGTGTTGGTTTAGTCTCCCAAAAAGCTACAAAAATCCTTCACTATCTTCACAGATAATGAGGGATAGATAACAATTCACCTATTTATCACTTGCTGAGATAAAGTGAGGATTGAGGGAATCAAACCCTCTCGGCTTCTGCATCATAGAGGTCTGGTACACGGTAAGGTAAATATGTTCTGATAAGAATACCGCTCCAGGCTTATATGCACTGCTACACTTTCAACGCTGTAGCCACAATCCTCAGATACTAGAATCACCGCCAAATTCCGAGAGTCGGAATCTTCTTGCCTAAGGAAGAATGATTCTAGTTAAGGCTCTCTTATTTTCTAAACGGCAAAAGAAAACGATCTTGAGCTATACCGCAGTTCTCCAAAACTTCATGATTTCAAGTCCTGTATAGAACTTCTTCATCGTTGCCTTTCTAAACCCACATTTGATAAGACCAAACATAGTGTACTTCTGTAAGGTCTTTCTTGTGATGCCAAGTAACTCGCAGGTCTCATTGATGCTGTATCTGCTTGTTGCTATTACCTTTGGTTCATTACTAGTTACTGCCATAAGCGGAATCCTTTCTTTTTCGGTTTGATAAGTTCAATAACCTTTGAGTATTCAAGGTTTGTCTGAACAATATCATTGTTGAGTAAAATGCAGGTATTTCCCCAAGTATTTTCATTCGTAACATTCTTTATTGTCTGAATGAAGTCAATGTTAATGGACACCTTGCATCCTTTAATATCTTCGAGTTCGATAAATCTTGCCATATCTTACTCCTCCACATTTAAATCCTTCAGACTAGATAGACAGCATAACAATCCGATAATAGCTGGTATGAATAGCCAAGTATGACAGAACACCATAACTGCTGTTAGAGAGATACCGAAGCCAATGCAGATTTTTCTGCCCTTATCTGTATGACTTTCCCAATTAACATCTCGCTTCCACAAATCAATCAATTCGATGAAAGCATTCTTCTTTACTCCAACTTTTGGAGATTTATTGCTCTTAGTGCATCCCATAACGATGAATTTTAAATTTAACTTATTGCTCTTAGTGCATCTTAACACATCATTCATGCCAATTTCCAATCTTTTTTGTATCTTTGCATTGTTATTTGTAGAATGACAGTGCAAAGATACAAAATAAATTTGTAATATCGGTACAAAATATACAGAAATATCTTAATATTCAGATTATTTAACTTTGCGCGTAGTATAATATATATAATAAGGTGTAGAGCAATGGAATTATATAAAACTCTTGAAGAGTTATCTGACAAGGTTTCTAAGCTGAGAAATCATGTAGCGACTGAGGAAGCCACGAAGACTGCCTTCGTTCTTCCTTTTCTTGTCTCACTCGGCTATGATATATACAATCCACTAGAGGTTATACCCGAAATGGATTGTGATATTTCACGCAAGGGAGACAAGGTGGACTATGCTATTAATATTGATTCCAAACCTGCGATGATAGTAGAGTGCAAGCAGTGTGAAAAGAGTTTAGATGCTTTTGTTCTCCAGCTAGCTAAGTATTATGTGGCAACTAAGGCTAGGTTCGCAATACTAACTAACGGTATAGAATATCGCTTCTATTCGGATATGGATAGAGTTAACTTGATGGACTCAAAACCATTCTTTGTTTTCGATTTAAGCTCTTTTGATAAGCATGATGTAGAATTGTTAGGTAGATTCCAAAGAAACTACTTTGACGAGCAGAAAATTATGCAGATTGCAGAAAATATTAATATTGAAGAAAAGGTTAGAGCTTTCCTAGAGAATGAGGTTTTCAAATGCTCTGATACATTTGCGAAATATATAGCTGACTCAATCGGTTGCAGTTATTCTGTAGATGAGGTTGCAAGAGAGGTTCGGACTCAACTGAATGATAGATTGTCTATTCCACAGCCGAAAGGTGACAAACCATCACCTATAGTGAATGGTGAAGACTATAAAGCTTATCTTTTGGTCAAGAAGATACTGAAGCATTATGCTTACGAGGACGAGATTAAATATACGTCTTTCAAATCGTATTTTACGATCAACAAGCATGGTTCTGTATGGAGATGGATTGTTAGAATCAAAAGGACGGCAGATAAAGTCAAGGTTTGTTTTCCTATGAATGATTATAAAACCAACGAGTGGGTCACACTTGACTCTATTGATGATTTATCAAAGATGAGTGATAGAATAATTCAATCATTTCGTATGGCTTCATTCGAGAAGTCTTATGGAGACAGTACTAATGATGTGGTTAAGCACGAAAAAACCGCAAATAAACCGCAAGTCTGAAAGTGCTTGTTTGTAACTGATTGAAAATCTGCGGAATCTGAACTTTTTGGGCACGCCTGGAAAGCGTGTAACCGGCAAAACCGGTTCGGGGGTTCGAATCCCCCTCTTTCCGCTTTTATATATATAATAAGGTATATGAAGAAAAATACAGCTATTGCACGTTTTGCA